GAGAACCTCTGGTACAGCTCTAAACGGATCCCCCAGGTGTTCAGCACACATCGCCGGCAAGGCATCCCTCCCAGCAAGTTGGCTCGTAATCCTGAGATGCTGGCAAACATAGTTTACGGTGGTGAATGGGGTCGGGAAGTCCTGGGAAACACTGAGCCTAGGGATGGCTGGAGATTCCGCGGTACAGGTACAGGTCAGATCACCGGCCGATACAATTTTGGTAAGTGGGGCAAGAAGCTCAACCTGCCTTTGTTGGATCAACCAGAACTGCTGATGCAGCTCGATATCTCAACCAAAGCATTGGTTCGTCCCATGCTTGAAGGCTGGGCTACAGGCAAGAAACTCCCCTCTTATGTGAACACCAAAGAGCAGGATTATGTGAATGCCCGTCGTGTGTGGAACGGTGTATTTGATGCTGAGAAATATGCCAGCTGGGCCAAGACCTTTGAAGATGCTCTGAAGGCTGCTGAATACCGCAGCTCTATTGTACGAGAAGATGAGTCAGCTCCCATCAAGCCTGACTGGATCGAGCCAGACAGCATGACGCCAGATCCTAAGACACCTTGGTGGATCTCGCTGATCAAAGCCCTCGCAAGCCTGTTCGGAAAGGGCAAATCATGAAGCTGATACCAGACTGGAAAGATTCATGGAGATGGTTCTCTGTATGGTGCATGACCATCTCAGGAGCCATCCCAGCTGCATGGCTCGCTGTACCTGATGACATGCGCTCAGCTGTACCCTCTGAGTGGATGGCCGTAGGGGCTGTGATCATTGCGGTACTGGGTATCATTGGCCGTCTTGTGGATCAGAAACCATGATCGGGCGGGCAATCACTCCTTACCTTATTGGAGGTGCAGGCATAGGGCTTATGGCCCTATTGGGCGTCCTGTGGTTCTTGTGGTCAGCAAATGGATCTCTGCGAACAGAGCGAGACACACTGAAGCTGAACCTACTGTCTTGTAATGCCCGAGTTGAAAACATCACAGAAGATAGGAAATCCGATGCGACTGTTACTGATCCCCGCACTTTCGATGTGCCTGATGGCTGGCTCATGCCTAACACCACCTTCCCCGACTGAAGCGATCTTCTGCGATGTGGAAGAGAAACGTATTTTCAGTCAGGCCGAAATTGACTGGCGTGGTGTGAATGCACCATGGAATCTAACACGAGACTTCCGGACCAATCTGGCCTGGGAACGTGAGTGTGAAGAGCCAGTGTAAAAGGCAGAACTGAAAACATCTGTCATTAGCTCCTCATGTTGTGGTACTGTTCCTCAACACACCACCGCACACCACACCGCATCTGATCGAGGTCGTTATGAAACTAACAGCTCCAAATGCCCAACCAGAGCAGATTAACCCTGCTGTACAGCTTCTTATGGAACGCAGTCAGCAGCAGCTTAATTCGCCTTTGTTTGGTCAAATGGGTCAGCAGACCAAAGCCTCTGTAGATCCAACCAATCCAGAAAAACCTTCTGGGTATGGTATGGATGCTTGGGGAGCGCCTCAAGGCGAGGGGTACAACGACGATTGGAAAAATCAAGGATTTGGGGACAATGTACCAAGGTCATTGATTGGAACAGAAAGTGGCGGAAACTGGGGTGCCCAAAACAATATCGAAGGATCGGGTGGTAAGAACGGTCACTATGGTATTTTGCAATTTGGGCATGCACGTCTAGATGATGTTCGCCGTGCAGGAGTGATCCCTGCTGACATGACTGCTGAGCAGTTTAGAGCCAGTAAGCCAGCTCAAGTTGCTGCATCAAATTGGCACTTCAACGACATCGACGCCAATATCCGCAGGCGCGGATATGACCGTCTTGTAGGTCAGTCCATCAACGGTACTCCAGTCACCTGGGATGGCATGCGTTCCATGGCTCACCTGGGTGGGTTTGGTGGATTATCTAAGTTCATTACATCTGGCGGAAAGTATAATCCGAGTGATGCATTTGGTACATCACTGGCCGCTTACGGTCGCACACATCAAGGTTAAAAGTAGGTAGGTACGGCATGGATTACGAAGCGCAGATCGACAAAGACGACACCTCTGATGAGTCGATGTTGACGGAGTGGAAGAACGAACCAACGGTTAAAGCGTTGGGTGAGGACTTGCTTATGGCAACACCTGCACATGATGCACATGTCACCAAAGTAAAAGAATGGCTCGACCTTCGAAACATTGAAGGCAAGGCCAAACCGAAAACAAAAAAGAACCACAGCCAAGTTCAGCCCAAGCTGATCCGTCGTCAAGCTGAGTGGCGGTATTCTGCATTGTCAGAACCATTCCTGTCTGCGGATGAGATGTGCAAAGTCTCCCCTAAAACCTTTGAAGACAAAGAAGCTGCTGAGCAGAATGCATTGGTTCTCAACTGGCAGTTCCGTACCAAACTGAACCGTGTGAAATTCATTGATGAATATGTCCGCACCGGTGTGGATGAAGGCACTGTTGCTGTTCGTGTAGGTTGGGATCGTGAGACTAAGAAGGTCAAGAAGACCGTACCCACATACGAGTTCTACCCTGTTCAAACGCAAGAGCAGATTGACATGCTTGAGCAAGGCATCCGGCTGAAGCAGCAGAACCCCAATGAATTTGCAAACCTGCCGGCCGAGCTGATGGAAGCTGTTGAGTATACCATCGAAACAAAGCAACCAGTGATTGCCATTCAAAATGGTGAGACAGAAGTTGAAGAAGAAGTTGTTGTTCGTAACCAACCAACACTGGATATCTTGCATTATGAAAATTTGTTTTTGGATCCATCTGCAGAAGGCAACATCGACAAGGCAAACTTTGCAGTTCTCTCTTTCGAAACCTCAAAAGCAGAGCTGATCAAAGACGGCCGCTACAAGAATCTCAAAAAGGTAAACTTCTCAACCAACACACCGCTGACAACCCCTGACCACGCTTCTGAGCTAGATGCTTCACAGGAATTCAAAGACGAACTTCGTCGTCGTATTGTAGCCTATGAATACTGGGGCTGGTACGATGTGAATGGGGATGACACATTGGTTCCTATTGTTGCTACCTGGATTGGCAACACGATGATCCGTATGGAAGCAAACCCCTTCCCTGATGAGAAGCTCCCAATTGTTATTGTCCCGTATCTGCCATTGAAGCGATCAATCACCGGTGAACCAGATGCTGAGCTGCTGAGTGAGAACCAAGCAATCTTGGGTGCTGTCACACGCGGCATGATTGACTTAATGGGTCGATCTGCAAACGGACAGACAGGCTATGCCAAGGGCATGCTCGATGTGGTCAACAAGCGTCGCTTTGAATCTGGTGCTGATTATGAATTCAATCCGAACATTTCACCAGCGATCGGTTTCTACAGTCACAAGTATCCGGAGATTCCCAACTCTGCTTTGCAGATGCTACAGATCCAGAACAGTGAAGCAGAAGCACTGACAGGCGTTAAGGCCTTCTCAGGTGGTCTCTCTGGTGAAGCCTATGGGGAAGTAGCTGCTGGCATCAAAGGCATGCTGGACGCCTCTTCTAAGCGTGAGATGGCTATCCTGCGTCGATTGGCTCAAGGCATCTCTGAGATTGGTCAGAAGATTGTCTCGATGAACCAAGTCTTTTTGTCTGAAGAAGAAGTGGTTCGGATCACCAACAAAGAATTCAAGATTGTTCGTCGTGAAGACATCCAGGGTGAATTTGATCTTGAGGTAGACATTACCACAGCTGAGATCGACGAAGCACAGGCACAGGATCTGTCCTTCATGCTGCAAACCATGGGCTCTACTATGGAGCTGCCAATGGTACAGATGATCTTGTCTGAGATTGCCAAGCTCAAGCGTATGCCTGCACTGGCTCAAAAGATTCTCGACTTCCAGCCTACTCCTAACCCAGCAGCCGAAGAAGCGCAGCAACTTGAAAACGCTAAGCTCAAAGCAGAGATCCAAGAGATTGAGTCTAAGATCAACTGGAACAATGCACGTGCTCGTGCTGAAACATCTTCTGCAGATCAAGCAGATCTGGACTTTGTTGAACAAGAGACAGGGACCAAACATGCACGGGATATCGACAAGCAGAAAGCCCAGGCAGAAGGCAACTCTAAGCTGGAGATCATCAAGAGCTTGGTGGATACGGAATCCCCAGGAAACATAATTGACGCTATCAATTATGGATCTTCTTGAAGGGAATTGACCTAAGCCACTGAGTTTTGTTACATAACTACCACACCACACCACCCCAAACCATATCACTGAGGATATACAAATGTCAGATGTAGAGCAGATCGAACTAAGTATGAGCCAAGCAAAGAAACTTATTGAGCGGAAAGACACCCTAAACCGTCTTTTTGAGCACAAAGATTTCAAAGCCCTGATTGTTGAAGAGTACTTCAACGATGAAGCCGTTCGTCTCGTACATATGATGAGTGATCAGTCCATGGCTGAATACCGTGAGCAGATCATCAAAAACATGGATGGCATTTCCACGCTGCGTGAGTGGTTCCGTGTTGTGAAACAGATGGGTGAAGCTGCTGAGAACGAACTGGCCGAAGCTCAAGAAGAGTACATCGAAGCCCTTGCTGAAGAAAACATGGGTGAGGAGGTATAACTATGAGCGATCCAAAATATGACACCATGTCTGATGAAGACATCGCAAACATGGAAGTGCCTTCTGACATCGACATTCCTTTTGATGAGGATGCCGCTGACTTTGAAACAGAGACAGCTGGAGAAGATGACGAGCCTACATCTGTAGAGCAGGTCAATCCAGAAGATGATGATGTTACACCAGAAGGTGACGGCACACTCGAGTCTGTCATTGGTTCCCCCCTTCAAGCTGAGGAAACAGATGATGATGAACCAGCTGCTGAGCCTGCTGTGGATGATGAATCTGAGTCCGAAGAGGCTGCAGCTCCAGAACCTGAGAAGGCTGGAAAAGAAAAAGCTGAAGAGGAAGCCTCTGAAGAAGATCCAGCCGAAGAGAAACCTGCCGAGGCAGAAGCAGCTCCAGACTACGAGGCTGCTTACAAAGAGATAATGAAACCGTTCAAAGCGAACGGCAAAATGTTCACGCCTAAAGATCCTCATGAAGCCATGCGGCTCATGCAGATGGGTGCGAACTACACAAAGCGTATGCAAGCACTCCAACCAAGTATGAAGATCCTTCGTATGTTGGAGAACCAGGGCTTGATGGATCAAGAGAAGTTGAACTTCCTGATCGACATCAATGCAAAGAAACCTGAAGCCATTGCCAAGCTTTTGAAGGATGGTGACATCGATCCAATGGATCTGGATGTCTCATCTGAGAGCAATTACCGACCCAGCAATCACAGTGTTAGTGATCAAGAGATGACATTCCATTCCGTGTTGGAAGAGGTGCAAGCCACTTCACACGGACAAGAAGTCATCTCCGCTATCAACGATGACTGGGATCAAACAAGCAAAGAAGCCTTGTACAAAGAACCCCAAATTCTGCAGACCATCGCAACGCAGAAAGAGAATGGCATTTATGACATGATCTCTTCTGAAATTGCGCGTCAGCGAACCCTTGGTAATTTGACAAGCACATCATTCCTAGATGCTTACAAGCAAGTAGGAGACCACCTCCACTCACAGAATGCGTTCACGCCGGAAGCTATGGCTGCAGGAGCACAGGCCAGTGCACCTACTCCCCCTACTCAGGCATCTGAACTAGCACCTATGGCCCTGGAGAGTCGTCCTGCCAAAGCTAAGAAAGCTCCATCGAGTGATGCACGTGCGAAAGCAGCTGGCCCTGCTAAATCGACACGTCCCGCGGCCTCACCCCCAATCGATGTCTTTTCCCTGACGGATGAGCAGATCGAAGCGATGACTCAAATTCCCGTCTAGGGGATCAAATAAGGATTGTAATCATGCAAGTTTACAATGATCCAAACACCACGCCATCATCCATTGAAGGTGCTGGCTCCTCTCAAATGAATACCTTCTTCTGGTGGCGGAAGGCTCTGGTTGAAGCACGGAAAGAAATGTTCTTCATGCCGATGGCGTCTGTAAAAGACATGCCTAAGCATATGGGCAAAGAGATCCGTGTGTATCACTACATCCCACTGCTCGATGACCGCAACGTCAACGATCAGGGTCTCGATGCTGCTGGTGCAGTACATGCTGACGGTAACCTGTATGGTTCCTCGAAGGACATTGGCGTTATCTCTTCGCGTATCCCAACGCTGACTGAAAACGGTGGCCGCGTTAACCGCGTCGGTTTCACACGTATTCAGCGTAAAGGTTCGATCACCAAGTTCGGCTTCTTCCATGAGTTCACACAAGAATCCATGGATTTTGACAGCGATGCAGAACTGTATAGTCACCTCTCCACTGAGATGGTTTCCGGTGCTGTTCAGCTGACTGAAGCTGTCCTGCAGAAAGAGCTGTTGGCTGGTGCTGGCGTGATCATCTACACAGGTGACTCCACTACAGACATCACTGTTGATGGTGAATCTGCTGACCCAGCTGTGGTTGACTATGCAGACCTGATGCGTCTGTCACGTATCCTGTACGACAACCGCACTCCAAAGCAGACCAAGGTTATCGCTGGTTCCCGAATGATCGACACAAAAACGATCAATTCCGGCCGTGTGATCTACATTGGTTCTGAACTGGAATCCACTGTGCGTCAGATGGTTGACTCGTTTAGCGACAAGGCATTCATCTCTGTTGAGCAGTATGCAAATGCAGGCACAATCCTGAACGGCGAAATCGGTACGATCGATCAGTTCCGTATCGTGGTTGTTCCTGAGATGCTGCACTGGGCAGGTGCCGGCGCTGCTGTAACCACTAACCCTGGTTACGAAGAAGATGGCGGCAACTACAACATCTACCCGATGCTTGTTGTTGGTGCAGAGAGCTTCACCACAATTGGTTTCCAGTACTCTGGCAAATCAATGAAGTTCAAGATCACTACCAAGATGCCTGGCAAAGAGACTGCAGACCGCACTGACCCATACGGTGAGACCGGCTTCAGCTCGATCAAATGGTATCACGGTACAATGATCCTGCGCCCTGAGCGTCTGGCTGTCGTTAAGACCCTCGCAAAGGTCTAAGCCATATTGAGCCTGCTCCCCTGAGTGGGCTCAATTAGTCAGGGCAACGTTTCCTCCCGAATGTTGCCCTGATATTTTCATCAAACACTGAGGATCACTCCCATGAATGACCAAGCTGAAATGATCGAAGAGACCCAAGCAGACGAAACCCAGATCCAGGAGCCTACAGACACTGAGATCTTGGATGCTTTGAAAGCCAAAGCAGACCTGATTGGTGTTTCGTACTCCCACAAAATTGGTACTGCTGCTCTGCGCAAAAAGATCAAAGATCACATTGAAGGGGTTGAGGAAGATGAGGCAACTGCCACACCCGAACCCAAGACAATGAGCAAAGCAGAACGCTATGCATCCATCCGCCAAAAGCAGATGAAAGAGTGCATGGCTCTGGTGCGTGTACGCATCACAAATATGAACCCAGACAAAGCTGACCTTGGTGGTGAGATCTTTGCTGTTGGAACCAAGTACATTGGTACAGTGAAGAAATACATTCCCTACGGTGAAGCCACTGACAACGGGTATCACGTACCTAAGATCCTGTTGGATCAAATGAAGCAACGTGAGTTCTTGTCTGTGAAGTCTGTACAGAACCGCAAGACTGGTCAGATGGATATTACCCAACGCTGGGTACGTGAGTTCGCTATCGAAGAGCTCCCTCCCCTGACGGAAAAAGAGCTCAAGGATTTGGCAACTCAACAGGCTGCCAAAGTAGGTATGGACTGATGGCTGTTACAAACCCTGGCTTCAATCCAAGCGGAAGCGTGCTTGTGGGTGAAATCAAAGCTGCAGCTCTTGTTCTGGAAAAGATTATTAAAACGATTGAACCAGGACGCAGACGTAATATCGCACTTACCCATCTGGAGACTGCCTCAATGTGGGCAGTCAAATCAGCGGTGGTAGGTGATCAAGAATAAAGAGCAGGCTTGTTTTCAGGCCTGCACTTTTAAGAGATCCTTTGTGCTCCTCAGGCGGGGATCTCTTTTTAACATGAGGCAAGGAGAGTGGCATGTCAGATTGCAACAATGACGTAGAAGCAGAAGCTCTCTATGTTGCGTTAGGGGATGAGGCAGATTTTGCCATTCCCGCGGTAGATCTAAATGGAGCTGAGTTCACCATACCAGCTGAGCTAGACAATGATCTGTACACGTCACTCTCACGCCTCACTGAGGCTGATCTAACCACTCGTAAGCTGGAAGGCACAGGCCTCTTTGATGGCCTCATGGAAGCCACCAACGCACAGCTACAAGAGCAGTATGACTCTGGGCGTATCACCGGCAGTGAATTTGCATCTGCGTATGTGAGCGGCCTCCAGTCTGCTATGGGCAATGCAGTTCAGTATCTGCTGAGCAGAGACACAACACATTGGCAGGCAGTTGTAGCCCAACAGCAAGCACGTGCAGCAGAGCTCGAAGTCGTCAAGACACGCCTTATGGTCGAAGAGTCCAAAGCTCGGATGCTGGCAGCTCAGCTCGATGTGAAGACCAAGGCAGCTCAATTGGCTCTCGGTAAGATGCAGCTGGTCAGTGAAGATGTTCGTACATGTCTGCTTCGGGTTCAGAAGAGCCAAGCAGAATACGAGCTGGCAAACATCTTGCCAATCGAACTGGCAAAAGCTCAGGCACAGATTGCAGCAACAGATGCTGGCACACTGCTGACAACTTCTCAGAAAGACAAAACGCTGTATGAAACAGCAAGTGTCCTTCCGGCACAGGTTGCGAAAATCAACTCGGAAAAAGAAGTCAGCGACTACACTTGGGAAACTGTCATGCCTGCACAAGTTGCTGGGATCACGGCAGACACTGTGGGCAAAGTGTACAACAACGATTTCATCCTGCCTGAACAACGTGCCAGCATTCAGGAACAGACTGAAGCACACAGAGCCAAGACCTCGGATACCCGCTCTGATGGGGTCACTCCAATTGCGGGTGCAATTGGCAAACAGAAGGATCTGCACACACAACAGGTCAAGAGCTATCAGGATGACAGTCAGACCAAGCTTATCAAAATCCTCACAGATACATGGATCACTGGTAAATCAATGGATGAAGATTATGGTATTCCAACTGCCTTTGAGAAGTCGTTCGTTAACTCAGCCGTAGCTGCTCTGCGGGCAAACCTCGGACTGCCGGCTTCCTAAGCATGGGAATTTTCTCATCTAGTATCAAAACATATGTGAGTTCGTCGGTGTATAATTTGGCTGGGGATGAAGATCTCCGGCCGAACTTTTTGAGCACCACTATTGTTGGTTCTGCTGTCATAAATGAAAATGCCAGTACAGGAAGTGCCATCATCTCTGCCATGTTTAAAGGCAACGGGATGAAGCAAAAACAGTTCTTTTTGTGGGCTAAGGCCAAGTATGGTCTGGGCATGCCGGTTGGTACGATCAGTGGTGACGCTGGCGTAGACACAGCCACGGTGAAGTCAGGCATTGCAGCTACTCTCACCCTGGCAGCCAATGAGACAGTCCGTGTGACACGAGCACTGATTGATGATGCTGATCCAGATTACTTTGCAGAAGATTGGATCAGAAAGAACTACCCAACTGAGCTGAACAACGCATGGAGTGTGGAGTACAACAGTTTTAATGGCATGCTCGAAATCAGCGGTGCATGGGGTGTAGCTTACGTTGCGCCTTCTGCAGATCTGGTTTGGGGATTGGACCGATCTAGCGATCGTAAGTTGCTTTACGCGTTGTACTCGGTTTTGACCGAAGACACGACGACGGGTGAGATTTCTGAAAGCACACCTGAGTATTTTGTCTACCGAATGAACTCAGGCAACGTGGTCTTTGACACCCTCTATACTGAGCCAACGGTGATTGCTGAGTTCTTTCCGGCAATCCCACTCCGACTGAATAATGTGCCTATAGATGACGCAAGTTTGGCAAGTACCTATGCAACCGTGAAGACCGCTTACAGGCGCTTGACCGGTAAACCGGTCAGCGACCTGCTCGCTACCATCGAAGACAATGAACAGATAGACGATGTGGACTTTGCTTTCTTGGTTCAAGCTGTCTCACTGAATGTGAAAGAAGAAGACTGTAAGGCCTATCTTTATGAATTCTTCTTGTATCTGGCTGGTCTTCAACAAACCAACAAACAGACATTTATAGACTACGAAGCACAGCTTCAGCAGTACAAGCTTGATGCAAGCACATGGGACAGATGGGCTGGTGCACGCGAACGTGACCCATTCAATCCAGCGTACCAGGAAGATGCGCCTGTTGTAGCAGATCCAGCATTTACACCTCCTACAATCAATGAGCTGAAGGTGGTTGCAGAGAACCTGACTGAGTATGATTTCAGGCTGCGGTGGGCATTTATCAATGAGACCCAGCACATCGGTAATGCGGCTCGATATGATGGAAACAAAGAACGAGTACTTCTAAAGAAGGGTAAATATTGGTTCCATCTTGTTGAAGATTACACGGTCAAAACTCGGACGCTGAACACACAGGGTGGTGAAGCAGAGAACGCTGGACAGTATGAGTATCTGGATGTCCCCTACTCACGGGTTTATCTGCTACATCAACACAAGCAACTTCAGTATCGAAAGCTGGAGCTGGTTGGTCTTGAGCACCGGAACTATGTGTACAACTCAAAGTCTGTGATCATCACAGGCAGAGAAGCACTGGAAGATGAGGAGGAGTCAGGATTCCTGATCCCCCTGCACTACCCTACCCTCAAGAACTTGAGCTTGGTCAAAGCCACTCAGATGACAACGGCAAATACCTTCATTGTCTTCAACTCGTACCAAGAGGTGAAGGTAAAATGGTATCAGAAGAGCATCTTCAAGATCCTCGTGGTTCTGGCTTCAGTTGCCATCGCAGTCATATTCCCCCCAGCAGCAGGCCTAGGAAGCGCCACAGGCATCTTTGGGACCAATGCTGCGGTAGGTGCACTGGTTGCCGGCGCAGGAGCTTCTGTGGCTACAGCAGCCATTGTAGGGGCTGTGGTGAACGGTCTTGCAGGGATGCTGATTGCGAACCTCATTCAGAAGTATTCAACCAAGATTTTTGGTGACAAACTTGGAGCTATCATTGGAACGCTGATTAGCTTTGTAGCATTCAACTATGGTGCTGAGTTTTTTCAGACTGGAAGCTTTGACATCGACTGGACTGCCATGATGCGTGCAGACAATCTCAGGGCACTGACAGACTCTGTACAAAATGCAGCAAGCAACTGGATGGCAGCAGATACCGCAGAGATCTATGAAGAGATCGAAGGTCTGGATGCCAACTACAAAGATGAGATGGACAAGATCGCAGCACTGACAGAAGAGATCATTGGACTGACTGGAGAGCCATTTGATCCTATGCTGCTGACAGATGTTCGCATGGAATATGGAGAACCAAGTGACGTATTCCTTGACCGTACCTTGCTCACTGGTTCAGACATTGCAGAACTCACACATAGCTTGATTGATAACTTTGCTGATCTTTCACTCGAACTTCCAAAGAAAATGGGCTAAGGTAAGCAAACCACACCACACCGCGTCATACCGCATCGGAGAACAAAATGGGACTAAGTATTGAACCAGTAAGAGTACCACTTCCTCTTTTGGGAAGCAGCCAACCTTCTGGTGGGTATGATTGGAACAGCTCTACATTTGGAAACAAGCAGCCCATGAGTGTGTTTGGAACATCCCTTCCAGGCCCACAACTAGCAGGCCCAGCAGTACCTGTGGTTCAGCCTGTAGGTCCAGGTAATATGCGGCCGCGTGCACGTATGTCGACCAATGGTGGTGGCGGTGGAACAGATGTAGCTCCATTAGGCTTTGGTAGTCAGTACGACAACAACGTGTCTATTTATGGAGCACAGGCTGCACTGGATTGGCAGAACAAAGGTATGATGGGTAAGACGTTCACAACACCTGGAGGTGGACTGAACTTCGATAACATCAGCAGTGTCTTGAGCGGTGTCGGTGCAATTGGTGCTCTGTGGGGTGGTATCCAAGCGAACAAGATTGCAAAAGATTCACTGAACTTTCAGAAAGAATCTTACGCAACAAACCTGAACAACCAGATCTCCAGCTACAACACAGCTTTGGAAGATCGAGCATCATCAAGAGCCAACTTTGCCGGCACTGCAGAAGCACAAGACAAAGCGCAAGCATACATCGCAAAACATAAGCTAGGAGATTAATCATGGCAGTTGGTGGACGCCTCACATGGCAGAACGTTGCGGCTCCCAGCTTTCGGGATGCTCTGGTAGGTACTCAGATGGGTACAGGAATGATCACAAATGGCTTTGATAGCCTTGCTGGGATTGCTGGTGACATTCGTGCACGTCAGAAAGATGCAGCTTCAGCCACTGCCATTAGTGAAGCACTGAAGTTCAATGATGCAGGGCAGTTCGAAAAAGCCATGGCAAATGGTGGATTGGCTGGTCTGGGCATTGATCCACGCAACCTGAATGAAGGTGCTCTGAAGTTCTTTGCAGATCGTGGCAGTGAGCTTCTGGATCAAGACAACACACAGCTTGGTATGCAGAACACACAGCAGCAGATGAGTATTGCTGCAGCTGAGGAACAGTCTCGTATTGCTGACGATGCTTTCAATATGCCTAAGCGTATTCGTGATGAAGAAGAAGACAACCGCCTTTCCATTCTCACTGAGAATGCTCGTGTATTGGGTCTCAAAGCTCAGACTGATGTTGGCACCATGGCAAACACAGCGCTGAACCGTGAAGAGGTACAGCAGCAGATCATTGACATGAAGCTCGATGAGACAACTGAGAAGGCATACCTTGATGCTCTTGTTAAGGTAGATGAAGCCAACTTTGCTGTGAAGGATTCTACACGTCGGGACTTCACGACAGGCAACACAGCATCTCGTGAAACCGTTTATGCTCTCGACACATTTGACGTAGCGATTGACACATCTGTATCGACAAATCCTACACTGCGCGCATTGGATACAGCTACAAGACAGTATGATGGCATCGCTGATCCAGTTGCTAAAGCTATTGAGAATCTTGGTGGTGTGTTGGGTGAAGATGGCCTCTTTACTCAAGGTGCTGGATCACTCCGTAAAGATGCAAATGACCGCGTAAGGATCTTCAATGTTGCTCCGGAGCTTGTTGCTGCATTAATGGAAACCAACCTTAAAAAAGGTGCTGCTATACGTCCTGGCGATCCCCAAAATGTCGACTGGGATGAAATTGATAAAGTACTTGGGGAAATCAAAACCGGCGGTGGTTACGCTGCGGCTCAAGCTCAGATGACGGACGTGAAACGTCAACGTGATGAAGTACAGCGTTTGCGGGATGATTTCCAACGAGCAAATGAAAAAGCCATGCGCTTGCGTGATGTGGATCCTCAACGGTATGCGGCCGCTGATAAACAGCGTGATGCAGCTATGAAAGCCATCCAGCTGTATGCGGAAAAAAACACCAATAACGTTGGTGGCGGTGAAGTAGCAGACACACTTGGTGGTGGTGGCACAGGAAGCGCACAAACCGTACAAGCTGATGTACTAAGGGTAAATCCTGATGCACCTAGAGAAGAACGCCGTAACCAGATGAATGCTGAAGCTGACGCTTTGATGAATGCAGTGGTTCAACGTGGTGGTATTCCAGGTCAGGTGTCTGCAGGTAGTCCTGCAGTGCTTGACAGCACTGATGCATACTCCCAAAAACGTACAACCCAAGATGAGACAAAAATCAAAGCTGCTGCAAATGCTGCACATGCTGAGTGGAAATCTATGAGTAAAGCTGAACGTGAAGAGCGTGGTTTGCCAACAAGTAAGTTAGCAGCGCAAAACTACTTTTCCCCAAACAAGTGGCTACAGCAGGACACAGCTGCAAGAAATGGGGCAGAACCAACTCAGATTATGAGAGATGCTTATCAAGCCTACGCTCGCAGAAACCAACTTGCTCGGTGATATGCATGGCTCCCCTACCCTACTAAAATACCCTCCCCATAAGGTTACATAAAATGTCTGAACTTGATCGCATCGACTCTGATTACTTCTCAGGGCGGTTGGACTTTGGTGATGGACGGGATGCACCGGTTCCCACTTCTCCTGTTCAGCAGAAGATGCAAACGATCAAAGACAAGACCTCTGCCAAGAAGATGCAGATGGCTGGGGATGATTACTTCAAAGCATTGGCTGTTGCAGATCAGCAAGGCAACGATCTGGGTGAAGATTCTGAGATGGTTCAGGACTTCAACACGCTCGACGATCTGACACTCATGTACAAGTACGGCGAGACAGCAATTCAGTCTCGTATGAACTTCCTCAATGCAGGACGTGAAGCAAACCGTGTCAGCAGCCTGGAACGTGACTGGGGTGAAGTTGCTGGTGACAGTGCCATTGGGGTAGCTCAGGGCGTTGTGGGCATGGGTACAGGCATTGTGCAAGGTGCCTTGGTAGCCAACGACGCTTTGAACACCGGTGTTGAATGGCTCACAGGAACTGAGTTTGCTGAACCAGTGGCTCCCCTATTTGCTGAGCTGACTGCCAAAGGTAATGAATGGGCCAACAGCTTTAAGTCTGATCGGTATCAAGAGAAGAGCAAAGAGATGGCTTTGATCCAAAGTCTTGATGCTCAAGAGAACCAACGTCTGTACGATGAGGATATTGCCAAAGGTGCATTGGGCGCAGGCTTTCGTAAGTTTGTCCGTGATGCTGGAGACACCATCGGAAACTATGCACAGAGCCCAACAATGGTTGGAGACATCGCTGCTCAAGGTGTTGGCTCTCTGGCTGGTTTTGGTGTGCTGGCAAAAGTCATGGGTAAAGCTGGAGCTGTCAAAGAACTTGTTGCCGGTGGCATGACCAAGAAGCAGGCTCTTTCCGTTGTGAACTCTGGAGCTGCAAAGGAGATTGTCCGTAAAAATACGATCGCTGCTGTACCCATTGTGAACGGTGCAGTCGAAGGTGGTAGTGCTGCCAGCTCTGCTCAGTTTGAGATCATGAGCAAGTCAGAAGAAGAGCTGACCGGCATCGAAGAATATGATGCAATGCGGGCAGATGGTCTGACACATCGACAAGCACAAAAAGAACTCGCCAACACAGCTGGTCAAGTCAGTGGTGTGATCGGTGGAGCTGCTGGCTTTGTGGTTGGTAAAGCATTGGATCCAGCCTTTGAAGCCAACCCCATGAAAGCTCTGAAAGGCAAAGGTGCAGGTAATGCACTGGCAGCCTCAGGCAAGACGATCGCAACAGAGACCCTGGAAGAAGGCGTCACAGAGACTGCATCGACCATCGCCAGTAACGTAGGTCAGAATGTTGCAGGTCTGGACGTAGACCCTTTTGAAGGCGCTGGTGAGGCATTTGCCACAGGTGCCATTGGAGGTAAGGTAACGGCCGGCACAGTACAGGCACCTGGGCTTGCAAAAGCTGCTTTGGGAGCTGCAGGACAAGGTGCAGTCAAGGCTGTCGGTGCTGCTGTTGAAGCTGGTGCTGAGAGAGGCAATAAAGCCATCAAAGCTGGTGAAGACAAGAACCGGAATGAACTGGGAGTGGCTGCATCAGCTGCTGCTGAGACCATTCTGGACACCACCCCACAGGACACCGCACCAGATGGTGTGGAGTCAGCTCAAACCGTTCTCAGCAAGAAGATCACCGATAACTACTATGTCTCCGATGAGGCAGATGCTCAGCTCATGAATGCAGAGATGTCTGGAGACGGATTTATCAAACTCAGAGAGCAGCGCAAAGCTGCAGGTCTGTCAGAGAAGTTTAGCCAACATGATGTTGTGAATGTCCTTGGTTCCACCTTGATGGACAAGAAAGCAACAGGCGTAAACAAGCAGCTTACTGCGGTCAGTCTCCTGAGTGCCTATGATGAAGTCCGTAAGATGACCTCAGATGAGGCCAAGGCTGCAATGGCTGAGCTGGGTAAAGACAACCCAACTGCACAGGACTTTGCCAAGATCCAGAAAGCCACAAATGAGCTGGAGAACACCGCGGCAATTCTTGAAGCCAAACTGCAGATGCAGACGATCACACAAGAAGATTTGAAAGCATGGATCGGATACGATGTAGCTGGAACTGCAAAGCCTGATGATACCCAGGTTGAGTTTGTGGATCTGGTGACACGGTACAATCCAGGCATCCTGACAGTGAGCCAGTATGATCAGATTTTGGAGCAGCGCAAAAGTGGCTTGAACCCTAAGAGCTCCATTCTCATGAAGAGCCTGAAAAGCACACGTGAGATCGTAGCTGACATCCAAGAAGCAACTCAGACCAAAGCAGCGATCAACGAAAGCACACAAGGCAAAGAGAGCAACTATAAGCCTGACTCGAAGATGGTCAGCATGGATGTGAATGTTGAAGGCAACCGGAACAACAGCGGTAAATCTATTCTGCAGCACCGTGCAGACATCATAGATGCTGTAGCCACCGGCCGTACAAAGGATGCGCGAACAGCTTTGCGTGACATGTATGAGTTTACCAGAAGCCAGATCAACAAAATGATTGCGCTGAACACATCAGCACAGGCCTATGATCCAGAGACCAAAGCCTACAAGAAGGTACGTTTCGATGCGTACAATCCTGACAAAGGCATCCGGTACAAGACAGACAAGAAGCAGTCTCCTTTCTCGGATCCAACCAATTCAGCATCCGTGGTTCAAGCCATGGATACAGCTGCAGACACAAAGCTCTTGGTGAACGCCTATAACAGCCTCCTAGAGACCTATGGTGAACAGCTGGGTAAGCTGCCTAAAGCCATGGCTGAGAAGCCTCTGGTGGCCCCTGCACTCGATTCATCCATGGCTCTCATTGCACTTCCAGCCCCGGCTACGGTTAGTGATGTTTTGGTTTTGGAAGACACAAACGAAGGAGCGAGTGCTGTGGCTTCAGCCACGAGCACTGCTTCTGAGAGCGTGACTGATAAAACGGAAACATCGGTAACCAATGACGAGGGCGGTAACGTTACATCTACCCTATCCCTCTCAGAAGCAAATGAAGCCCGTCGTGAGGCTAAGTTTGCCAAGGAGCAAGAAGCTGTAGAAAACACCACACCAACCCAAGTCACAGCAGTACCTGAAGAAGCTACAGGCGAAACAGCTATGGCTGCTGCTTTGATTGCTGCAGGACTGGTGACAGAAGACACCACACCAGCTCAAACCAAACCAAAGAAGAAAAAGAAGAAAGCCAAGAAAGCTGAGCAGAAAAAGCTTATCGAGCAGGAAATTCAGGATGCCAAACCGGAAGAAGCTGAAAGTGCCGCGGAGACATTGGCTGATCTGATGCCTGATCTGGAAACAGACACAGACGGGAACAACTGGTTCCTGAAGTCTTTCCGTCGACTGAAGGACTCTAAGCTTCTGACACTGAGCAATCCTTTTGCCTGGATCAAAGAGAACTATGACGCCCTGGGTGTTGACCAGAAGGTTGAGTTTGATGACCAGCAAAAAGAAGTGCTGAGAGACTTCACAGAGAACCAAGCTCCCAAGATCATGCAGCTTGTGAATGGCTATGCAAATGATGCATTGAACGCCACACGTAAGACCAGAGACAAAAGCAAGATGGGGAATGACATCCCCGCTTCTGGTGTGAAGGTCATTCCTAAGAAGTGGCTGCAGGATCTTCAAAGCACCGGTGATGTGCTCACATACAACAACGCTCTGCCCCTGAACTTGGGCAGCCGTGATGAGAAGGATGTCTTCTCACTGGATGAGCGTGTCGCTCAGGCAGCTGTCATGGCTACAACAGAGTGGATGCTTCAGAACAGAAGTGTACCTTCTCCTTATCTGAATGATGAAGAGATCGCCAAGCGTCTGGGTATTCGTCAAAAGACTGTGACACAAGAGATGCGAGATGCTGTGAATGGTGGCATGTTCATTCAGCGTGCAATCGACGAGATCTCCCGTAAGATCACAAACCTGATGGGCGTGAAAGCACTCAAAGGATCCAGCATTTCATACACACAAGGTATCCCAAGGGCTCTTGCTGTGAACATGTTGGCTGCTTTCGAAGAAGCTCAGTTCATCAACATCAGTCAGCCTCTGGAATATGTGGACAGCAAAGGTGAAAAGGGCTCCTATGCATCAGTAAGCATCCGCAACACTCAGTACACAGAATGGATGGCAGACTCGTTTGTAGGCATGGAAGACATGTTCACGTCTGCCTTCCTCCCAAGTAGCTTCAAGGCTCGGATCATTGGTTCTCCTCCAGATCCAGCCAGCGTTGCTCGGACACAGATGCGCAATCCCCTGGTCAAATTGTCGCCAGAAGAACGCAAGGCAATGGCACGTCTGGAAGCCACACCCTTCAGAGCAAATGCGCCTTTGTGGGCAATGGCTCAAGCACTCGGTAAAGACCGGATGGCAAAGCTACGTGGGTTTGTAGAGGTCAACGAAAAGACCATGAACAAGGTGGATCGCAAGAGCATCGAAGGTAAAAATCGATCGATCCTGCGAGGCTTGAACGGTGTTGCCGGCTACATGGATGAAGCAGGTGGGACAGACAAACCGTTCTTCTTCAAGTGGGGTATGTCTTCCAACGGTCGTTTGTTCCAGCAAGGTCCGATTACACCACAGGCAGACAAGTATGCCCGTGAGATGATGACAGCCACAAATGCCGTGATCGATATGAATGATCCAACTTACGAGACAATGTTCTGGCTCACAGTGGCTCAATCGATCGATCAAAAAGTTCATAAGCAAGATGTAGAAGTAAGCGTGCACAATGCTATGGAAGCTATGAAAGATCCAGACGGGCTAAAGCCCGCCGTGGATCTCATGATGAAGTATCAAACTGAGGGTACGCTGACAGAAGAAGAGATGGACACAATGATGTCTGCCTTCTCAAACAAAGCATCTCCTGAGTTCACTGACAAAGTGTTCCATGCTGTAAACGTGGTAGCACGTCTAAATAACGCCTCTGAGAGCGATAAGGCTGCATTCTCAACCTCCCTGTCCTTGGAAGCAGATGGCGTCACAGACGGCCCTGTGAACGCTGTGGTGCATATGTCCACAGGCGAATTCAAGGCACACCAGCTCAAGATTATGGCAATGGGTGGCTTGTTCTTCTCTGAAGATCGGATGAGCCTCAACGATTACTGGAAGATCAACAACGTCGATCTGTACACAGAAGCCACGAAAGAAACTGAAAATCAGCTGTCAGCTGAGATGACTGCTTTGCGTAACTCAGGCACACCTGATGAAGTGTCTCATGCTGAAAAGACAATGCGTGTACTGCATGCATTCCTTCCTGATTTCAACTTTGCTGAGAAAGCTGAAGACGACGCTGTCATCGACAATGAGAACCTTCCTTTCAAAGACGAAGTAGAAAGCGACGGGGAGTTCAAGCTGGGCAGAAGCAACAGCAAGAACCCTCTGACAGTGTTCATCTACGGTGCTGGTTTGTCAGGGATCTCCGATAAGATCACCTCCACAGTCACCGGTGAGATCTACAAGAGGATGTCTGAGATTGCTACACAGCTCGAAGATGGAACCATTACATCCTGGGACCAGCATGAGATCTTTGTGGATAATCCACAGCTGGTGAGCGATCTGAACGATGTGTTCAGTGCCACAGTGGAAGAGGGTGACTGGGAAAAAGTAACCCGTTCAGATCTGCGACTGGGTGACATGTTCCGCAAACCTGTAGAGGCATTCTTCAGGACTGATTGGCTGGATAACCTCCAGTCATCTATCAGCCGTTTCTACACAACAGCTTTGATCACAGCGATCGATCGAGTGACTGGGGGACTGCAAGAGAACATGCAGATCATGCAGACCACAGCGTCTGTACAGGCCTATATGTTTGAGCAGACATTCAATGATCTGCTGGCTCAGAAGAACGAAGAGCGCAAAGCAAATACCGAGAAGGGCAGGGGCAACGTTCAACTGTCTGAAGAAGAGATCCAGGCTGTCTTTGAAGAGACTATGAAAGTGGCTCCCATCTACGAGACAGATGCACAGAGCTACCACATTTCAGGTGGTACGCAGTACCAAAGCAAGACACGGATTGCGACCAACTTCAAAGGCAAGCTGTCTTCTGGGATGTCACATGTTGCACCCTCTGAGCCAAGCGTGAAGATCTCTCCATACCTGACCATTGGTACAGGGGATGGTCGTATGGTGGTGAACATCTACAACAAAGCAGATGGTTCTCTGGATACGTCATTGGCTGTCTTTGATGGTATCGAGCTGGCAGCTGACAACATCTACACCGGTTCAACACAAGTGAATGAGAGCGTCTATGACGCCTGGATGAACGGCAACAACTTCCAGACAATGCTGGAAGGCTATGACCGGTTCTTGATGAATGTCGATTATGACAAAATGGAGCCAATGCAAAAGAAGCTGAACAAAAGCTTTGGAAAGCAAAAAGGCGAAGTGGTTACAGAAGCAGACTTTGCAGCTCTGCGTGTCACGCTTCAAGCCAAGGCAGATGAAGTCCAGGCGCGTAAAAACACCATGACAAAGTTCAAGATCTGGGTTGATCACATGGCTGGAGCCAACAGCCCATATGGTAAGGTCGATGAAGATCTGACCGGCATCACGCACGCAAAAGACTCATACGACACAAGTGCGCTTGAGGCGCAGATGAACGTAATCTTTGAAGAAGAGCTTGCGAAGATCACAGCAGACCGCACCACAGCATCCCAAACCGAACCAGTTCAGCCAGCCAACGAAGGGCTGCAAACGATGATCGAGCGTGTTGGTTCACCTCTGTATAAGCGGGAGGTACACGAGGTCTCCGGTAAGGTGATGAAGAAGTTCTTCTACAAGTCGAAAGACCAAGGCTACAACAACGAGCAGAGCCAAGTGTTTTGGAAGGTGATGAACCGCCCAGAAAACAAGGATCTCGATGATTGGCGGTTCTACTTTGGTTCTGCTGAAGAGCTCAACCGTCTGAAGGCTGACGTGTTCAAAGACCTGAACCAAAAAGGCATTGGGAATGGTCAGGCATTTGCCGGCACAAAGGTAGCATTCATTGCCAATGCTTCACCTGAGACAATGCTGCACGAAGCCTTGCATGCCATGACGGCCGCACATCTACAGAACTACTACACCGATTCAAGCAACACAGCTGATTATGTGAAAGATGCAATTGTACGTCTTGAGGATCTGTTGAAAGAGTTCCGCGGATTGGACCTACAGTTTGAGCCTACAAATGTTCAAGTAGCTGCCAGAGAACTGATGGACAGCATCAACATTGCAGAAGCTGAGAGCTTGGATGCTCGTGCAGAAGTGATGGGTGAATTCCTGTCATGGACCTTGAGCAATCAAAAGCTGATTGGACTGACCAAGAAGGTCAAAGTCTATGGTCCATTGCACAAGTTGGCTTACAAAGTGCTGACAGCAATAAAAGAAATGTTTGGCATGTCGAAGTCCTTCAAAGGGACAGACATGTTCTCCAACATCAGGTTCAACACAGAGATCCTGACAGGTACGCCAGCACAGTTTGGTGCAGACATCGTACAGGAGCAGCGCTTCACAGCCTCAGAGCCAGTGGCTCATGTGGAGAGTGCCTATGTAGAGAAGCTCACTCAGACGCTCAAAGCCAACCTGCTAGACTCAGGCCTTGGTCCATTGGATGCAGCCAGGGAGAATACAGAACGTCAGCTGCAGCTGGAGAGAAATGCTACCAAGGCAGTGAACCAAGTAAATGCACGTGGCGACTGGGGTATGAACCAGCGAGAAGCTCAGGCTTTTAAAGCTGTGCATGCAACAATGATGACCGGTTATGGTCTGAATGCTGCAGCAATGCGTGAAGCAAACAATGTGTATGTGCATGCGGTCAAGAACCTGAAGGTCGATGACTTCTTGATCGATCCGGATACAGCAACAGTTGCAGAGCGTAAGACTGCCAAGCGACAGCTTAAGACACTGACAGGTGGGACTGGTATCCGCAAAGATGCCAATAACCGATCTGATCTGTTGGCAACATTCGTGGCTTTGAGCCAAGTAAGTGAGCCAATGAAGCTGGCACTTGGTCGACTGACCATTCCATCAAAGACAAGCAAGATTGAAAAGAGTGTGGATGGGGTCATTGATGGCCTTGCAGACACGTTGACCAATTACCTGAGTGAGCTGCCGATGAGCAAGGGAAGCACACAGCAGAATGCTGCTCAGGCGATGAACATGCTGTCAGCCACACTGACCACCATCAACAAAGAAAATGACATGCTGGCTAAGGTAGACGGCCAAGCTTGGATGATGCGTGCAAATGATCTGATTGTAGAGAAGGCAGGCAAGCTTACGAAAAAAGCATCTGAGGCTGTAAAGGCAAAGATTGCGGCATCAAGTACAGGACCAAAGAAGACAGGTTTGCAGGTAGCCAACTTGGTTCTCTCATTTGGGTCAGCCAAAGACAGTGATACAGCTCAGGAATTCTTGGTCTCTGCGCTGAACAACACACCACGCTTTGAGAGCCTGAAGAAGATCTACAGCGACCTGAGAGGCATGACTCAAGAGAACGCGTCACTGATGCGTCTCATCAACCCTGTGAAGTCTGTCGTAGATGCAATGCGTCAGGAGTATCGTGAGCGTATCCCTGAAGAGTTTGCCAAGCAGTTCAGCCGCAAACTGAAGAAGGAAGAATGGGTGGGCATGTACCATGGCATTCTCAAGACAGATCTGACTGCTCTTGGTCGGAAAGAGACACTTGATCTGATCAAGGATCCAAGCTCGATCCAAGCACGTATTGCTGCTGAAGAGGGCAACCTTGGTTCAAAGAATGTGCAGCTCTACAAAGAGAAGTCTAAGGCCTTGGCACATTACATGGTCACCGGTGAAGTCACATCGACAAACCTGCTGCCAAATGCAGAAGCCATTGCCCGTCTGCTCAATGAGCGTAATGTCATTGGTTCCACAAACAGTGGTCTGGTGAGATCGATCGATCGATTGGTCAGCTTGTATGCTTTCGAGATGACAGACCAAGCTTCCAAAGACATGATGACAGAGCTGATGAACTCAGATCCAAAAGACGAAAGAGCCATGGGCTTGATCGTTGGATATGCCAAAGCAAACAACAGCCTTGAGAACAACAAACGTCCAAGCGGCCGTGAAGGCAATGTTGCAAAGTACAACGGCTTGAAAGGCTATGCACCGGCAACAGCTGAGAGCGGTCAGAGCCTGATGGTTGTACCAGACAGCCAAGCAGCAGACCTGATCAAAAAAGGCTACACACGGATCGGTGACTATGATGGTGACAGCTCTGAGAACTTCCGTGGACAGCGTGGGTATTACTACTCGTCGGTAGGTGGTCTGAACACATATCGCCAGGGCATTGCCCAGACAGTGCATGCAACCTGGAAAGGGGTTGATATGCGCAATGGTCAGTCCCGTGTAGGCAACACCGTTGGCAGTGCCATTGTTGGTTCCAAAGCCCGTCAGGTGAAAAGCACCATAGGACGGCCGCTGAATGGCCTAGCTGCTGGCGAGTACCTCATGCCCATCTTTGACGATAAAGGCGCTGTAAGCGGATATCAGCGACCTCTGGCTGCAGATAAGATGGCATTGCTGAAGAAGGACGAGCACATCGGTCGGATGCTGGGGGTATGGACCGGACGGATTGTGGAGGAGAATGCCGCCGATGGGTTCAACATGGAGCTGCTGAATACCCTCAAAGAGATCCACACAAAGCATAAGCTGGCGGGTCGGGACAGTGAGTTTGTGAACCTTGCAGATCCTGAGCTGAAAGATCCCGTCTACAAGGATGCGTGGAACACGATGGGATGGAAGATGAAGGAAGATGCAGCGGAGGTATTCGGACGGGCCGACTACTTCCCTGTCAGGCGTGACATGATTGATGACGCGTTGGGATACCGTGCTGCATCTATAACGGATCCATGGACAGGGATTACGCGTTGGAGTCCTAAAACACAGAAGCTTCTGCGGGATACTGCAACGGCGATTATGGGCGTGAACGCCTATAAATATATGAAGATGGCTGAGAATGGGATTGGGGGCGTTGTCTCTTATGCCAAGACCAACATCATCATTCGATCAGTTGTTGTGATGTATGAGAACATCGTCTCGAACGGACTGCATCTGCTGACACATGGCATTGGACCGGTGACAATGGCAAAGGCTATGAGAACCAAGTTCTTGGAGATCACCACCTATGTGAAGAACAAAGAAGAGATGCTGTCTCTCAACGTTCAGCTCTCTGCTGTGATCAACGATGCTTCTAAAGCCAACCCCATCAAGGCACGTTTGATTGCATTGGAAGATGCCAACAACCAGCTGAGCATCAAACCATTGATTGACGCAGGGGAGTTCTCCACGATCTCGGAAAGCTTGACCGAAGAGGATCTGGCAGCACGAGATGGTAAGATTGCTGAGCTGGTCGAGAAGGCAGTAGACAAGCTGCCAGGAGTGGCAAGAACCATTGGTAAGAATGCCATCATCAGCAAAGACACTGCCCTGTTCAGGGTGTTGAACCGGATGGTTCAGTATGGTGACTTTGTAGGCAAAGCAGTCTTGTATGATCACCTGATCGAGAAGCGTGGCAAGACCAAGCAAGAAGCTATGGATACGATCTCAGAAGAGTTCGTGAACTATAACCGGTTGCCTGGACGAACCAGAGACGCACTGGAGAGCAATGGTCTGCTGTGGTTCTTCAACTACAAGCTTCGTATCCAGAAGATTGCCATGAACGCTGTGAGAGAGCGTCCTGTGACAGCCTTGCTGTGGGCTGGAGGGGTAGGACCAGCCATGGACATAGACTCGGTGTTCTCAGGCTCTCTGGGAGGCTCCATTGTGGATGGTCGGATTGGGTATGCGATTGGACCTGAGATGGGATACAACGGATTGTTCCTGAACCCATGGCTCAACTTGGCAAATTGATAAATATCAGTTTCACAAGAAAACCTCTATGAAGGGAAAATGACTAGAGCTATCACGGTAGGTGACAAAGTGGTCCTCCCGTTTTCCCGACAGGTTTTACTTTGCAATGAGCCTCCCTAGTTACCCCTGGGGAGGCTCATTTTGTTTACTCTGCATTGCAATATCAGCTTGAATGGCTTCCACCAGTTCGTCTGCAAGATCGCGGATGTCTTCCAAGTCGGCCAGCAATTCATCAAGGGAGACAGCCGTGTTGGCGTGAACTTCCCGGATTGCGTAGAATGCTATTTGTTTTTGAGTTGCCATAAATTGGCCCTTCTCATGTAAAAGGTGGCCCCCCTAGCTAAGGCTGGGGAGGCTCACTCATTTATGCCTGTTGTTTCTTGCTGATGTGACAAGCCAAGACCAGATAAATACCCCAGCTAGAAGTAAAAGAGACAGTCCAAGCAAGCTCAACATGAATGCCCATGCAGCACTAAAGACAGCAGCCAAAGCAAAGAAAAACAGACATAGATATACAACCATGCCTGTTAGCTTTGTCATGATTATGAAGCTTTAGAGAAGATCGACTTGTTGCTCTTGGGCTTCTCATCAGGAGCTGAGTCTTCAGTCGTTGGCTCATCTGCTACTGTATCAGTCTCAGGTTCGTCAGCTTCTGCTTCCGGAGTTTTATCAGCCTCTACTTCTGTAGGCTTAGAAGGTGTGGCTGCACGTGTCACCTTGGCAGGTTTGGCAGGTGCAGAGATGTCTTGAGCAGAGATGCTCAGTTCAGCAGAATAACCATTTTCGCCGCGGCCAGCTTTCATATCGATGTCGATCTTCTGATCATCTGAAATGGTAATCTGTTTGCGGACAAACGCGTCAAGTGCGCTCATGATTTCTGCCTGATTTAATGTGATTTGCATAGTGTTTCCTCAAGGTTTGGAGTGGAGTGGAGTGGTGTATTTAGCGAAGCATCACAGAGCTGAAAAGAGCCATTGATACTCTGCTGCTTCTGCTGTGGTTAGAGCCGGAATAATAAAGGCTCAGCTCGGCACTCACAGCTTACCGCCAACGTAAAGCTGTTGGTCAAGCTGTGGGAAAGAAGGACATGGTTCGCGCAGATTCACGTTTGGTAGTGTAAACGTAGCTCTTGGCACGCAGATACACGGTAGCTTCTTGAACTGCCTGATAGGTCAGCTTGGTTCGAATAGCCAATTCTCTGATACTGATACCTGGATGTTCCGTGATGGTATCTTGCACGAGATCTCTCGCCTGTTGGCCTTTGTTTTTATGCACGCTGTATCTCCTTAGCGTAGAGGGCAATAAGAGCAGCTTCAGCACGTCCATCATCCTTGACCCGCTTGAAGAGGTGGGCGTAGGCAGGGAAGCGCTGTGTGGCTAAACCACGGCTTGCTCCTTTGTCTCTCTGCAGACCGAAGTGCTTCTTCCATTTCTGGGGAGTCACATCGACTGTGGAGGTACGGTGAGCAAGCAGAGCCATCTGCAGGGCTCCGTATCCTTGTCCAAAGCGGAACGTGGATGAGAGACCCTGTTTAGGCATGGAGTGTACCTGCTCAAGGTATGCGATGACACGACGACCATCATCAGGTGGGGTAAGAGAGTCGAACAACGCAACGTGATCGATCTCTTTCTTACCTGACTTGGCAACGAGGATTGGCATGTCCAGTACAACCAGACCGCCAGTGTCCCCATCGTGACAAGCAATGGCCCCGGTGAACCCGGGATCTATGCCTAAATATAGCATCAGCCAAAGAGCTTTTTCTTTGGAGATGCATCACCACCTGGTTTGCCGGAACCAGAACTTCCTGGACCAGAGTTACCTTTACCGGTGGTTTTGTCGCGGTCTTTGCCTTTGTTACGCTCAACCCAGCTTTCATGGAATTCAGCGTTCTCAACTTCCTGACGGTACTCGTTGACTGTCTTGTTGGTCTCAGAGTGAAAGGCTTTGTTGATGGTGTTGGAAACACGCACTTCATCGGTGTCGTGGTAGTTCCCATCATCACCTTTTTTCTGCTTGAATTCTTTGACACGCAGAACAGCCAGATTGACAGGCTTGCCGATCATGTCGATCAGTACAGGCACTTCAGTAGGGAGCTCTTTTTTCTCATCAGAGTTCCAGACTTTGACCATCTTCATCTCGACATTTTGTTCAGACAAAGGAGACTCAGTTGTCAGAAGACAAATGTCATCAATGGTTGTGTACCCTGGGAGAGGGTTCTTCTTACCGTCTTTGGTGTAGAAGTTTTCACCTTTCTTGTTGGTAACATAGATCGTTTCACGGAACTCAGTGGCTCCAGCCTTGGCAATGATGGTGACGTTCTGAGCACCGCTGGATGCTTCACCGGCATATGCCATGGTGACTGTAGCAGCATAGACATCTGAAGGTGCTGGGGCGAAACCACCAAGTGTGTCTTGAGTTTCTTCAAGACCTTCAGTGGTCATTTTGGCGAATGGATTAGAGGACATACATCTTTCCTTTGATTGTGATGTGGGGTGGGATGGTGTGGTGTCTCAGGGAGTGAGACTATGCGTAAAACGAACGCAGGTGGTCAAGTAGAAGCTGAGCATCATTGTCTGTGTAGGTCTCAGCAGCAGTGAACATGCCCATAGGAGAGCGGATACGTTCCCCTACAGTCTCTTTGGTCAAGCGTGTCTGAAAGACATACTTGAAGCCAAGTGCTTCATCTTCTTCAGTGATGTTCAGAAGCTTTGACTTATACTTTTCGAGGGCTTTCAGAGACATTTTCTTCGAAGAAACAACTGTCGAGAAGTATGCCTCTAGGCCATTGTTTTTGAGAGCACCTTTGACAGGTACAGCAGTCTCCATGATCATCTTAGCTTCATTCAACTCTGAACGTGTATGAGCTGTAAAGATGACAGGAAGAGGGCAGGAAGCAACATACTCTTGCATGAGCTTTTTGAAGAATTGCTGATACTTTGACCAGCCTTTCATGGTGTCAGCAGAATCGATCACGTGGATCGATTCAAACATATCCATGAGGAAGGTGAGAGTATCAATGACAACCACATCAAACTCACCGGCACCATCACCATCGATATGCTCGAAAGCTTCATAGATCTGATAAGGATCGGTGACAGTCATGTTGGTAAAGTCATTCCGGAAAGGCAGCTTTTTACCGGATTCACAGTTGAGATACATCACACGTGGTCCACCCATAAGGTGACGTAGACTTGCGGATTTACCTGTAGCGCTTTCACCCGAAATCAGGAAAAGCTGATCGTTCTGGGTAGGTACATCTGTCATATTGGTTCCTAATTTTTGAGTCTGTTTACGCCTGAATCCATGATCCCTGCGAACTCTTCAGCATCAAGATTGAACATGACATGCTCAACTGCTGATTCATCTTCAGGTGGGTATGGACCCAAGTAGGTAAGCATGGAGTGGGATTCGTGATCACGACGGATACGCACATAGAGGCCAACGTCATCACCAGCTTTGTCTTGGAGAATGACTTCAAACAAAATTTGATATCCATCTACGACCTCAAGACGGGCAAATTTACTCATAGTGGTTCCTTTTGAGATTGCTGCTCCCTGCCAAAGTAGGACAGGCAGGGAGCGTTACAGAGACGTTCGAGGTAGGGTAGGAGCCCTCCCACCTACTACGGCAGTCCCTGCAACCTTTTTGCGACTGTCACGAGGACAGTTCTACGCAACTCACTTTCGTCAAGCCCTTCGGAAAGCTTGCGATTGAAGTTGAGCACGCTTTGCTCAACCTCATTGTAGGTCATACCATTGTCCACGAGAGCCAGGGCGAACTTGATCAATTGGTTGCTACGATTGCCACTGGCGATACGCTCAGCGAACCAACGCTCAAGATTGTCCAGAGACTCCAGCTTCACAAATTCCTTTTGGAACTGTTCATTCTTTGCTGTTTTGGGAACAAAGGGCAGGACATCAAGAAGCCGATCAGTCGTGTTGTAATAGACGATCGCTTTATCGTTAGACATCCATTTGCGGGAACGCTGGTTCGCGCTTTCATCAACGGCAAATGGGAGCCACTTCACGATATTTTCCATGAAGTCGCGGTAGTCATCACGATCAAGCGAAAGCTCATAACTGATCGGCAGCATGATACGGAAACGGTTTTCTGCATCCGTATGACGCTTTGTCGTGTAGGTCATGAACGTGTACTCTTTGAGGAGTTCATGAACCATGTCGATACGAACGCCACCATCAACATCCAACACAACCATGTTGAAGCCTTGGATCACATTCTCTTCTGCCCGATGCTCTTTGACAAAAGCGTGATTTGCCCAATGGTATCCAGGCTCTGTGACGAGATTATGAAGCTGGTCAAAGGGTACACGCTCATGCCCATAGTTGTAGGCAAAGTCCGTGGAGTAAGAGACATCAATCTGATCCAATGAAGTCTCTTTGAGAGTGTCACCGGTAAAGAACTCGATGCCATCTACAAAGGTCTTTTTGAGGATGATGTGCTGACGGATGCCAAAGGCTGTTGCCAGGGTCATCATCTCAGAGCGTGCTGATGCGCTTGCCTTGTAGAAAGGTAGAGCTTCGTGGAGATCAGCATGCGTGACTTCTTGACCGCAGTTGGCAACGTAATGTGCCAGCTTCATGTAAGGTTTTTCACGGGTGAGAAGCTTTTGAAATGCTGCACCGGATTCTTCCACCAGCTTGATGGCAGAGTGAAGGTGAGACATTTCAATGGAGAAGCTTTCATCAATGAAGGCCAATGCGCCGGCCAACTTCATTGCTTTGAAGTAGCGGTGTGACATTTCTGTTTTACGGATCTCATCATAGAGAGGCAGTTCCTTAGCTGCACGCTCACACAAGATACGATATTGCAGACACTCGATGCCAACATCATCAGCCACATCCAAAGACCAGTTGAACTTGTCTGGAGTTGCCAGTGAGGTCAGATGGCTGGCCCACTTAGCAGCCATCATTTCATTGGCTGGATTGATCAATGATGCGTAGATTTCTGCTGCAGATGCATCATTTGCTGCTGGTTCAGGATGACCCATGGCAAAGATACAACGTCGTCCGTAACCAGTTTCGAGGAAAGAGTAGAAAGCATCCTCTGTGGTTCCACCATCCAAGAGCTTTGAAGGTGTACCAAACAGGAGCATGTTTGAGGGGGTTTTACCCTCAATTTCCTCATGTCGTTTGTTGTCGGCCGTGTTCTTTGTCAGCTTAGGCTTGATCATGCCCTGATCGTAAAGCTCAAGGTATGTGTTGAGGACTTCGGTAGATCCAATCAGGTTGGATCCAATTTCATCGATCTGAAGGTTGATTGCACCGGCACCAGCCAACAAAAGTTTTTGCCGTACCTGTTTGATGGCAGGAGCTGAGCCACTGTCGAAGCTGTATGGGTAGGCACCGGTATCGTTGTACTCTTTTTGCAGACCAGTGAACTCATCTTTTTCATCAGTTTGCTTACGCACAGCACGCTTTGTGGCGATAGACCACATGTTGTTTTGAGCGATATCTGGCAGAGTATTTTCAACAAAGTTCTGACGGAACCCGTGCACGATCTCATTCTCGAGAATACCCAGGGAGAAACCTTTGCCTGTGCCAGATGGTGACAGGGCCAGAGTGTAGGTGTTGACCGGTATGTTACCACGGTCTTTGGTGTTGATGGTGGTACGCATGGAAGAGGCAATGACGCTCAGAGAGTAAGCGACAATTACACGGAAAAAGGCCTTGTCGTTGTTCTGGGTCTTTGTCGATAGGACTTGCGTGATCTCTTCAATGGCATGGTGATGGGGAACTTGTTCAAGATCAAGCATGCTCGTATCTATCCTTCTGGCTACATATGGGGAAAGCTGGGCAGTATGCACATGCTTTCACTTTGCCGTTGACTGTGATGACAATGCCTTTGCCTTTTTCAGCACAAAAACGATTAGCCTCGTTGATGTCGTCAAAGTTCTTGGTGGCACGTCCTGAGATTTTGGATGGGTCAGAGAAGTATTTGTAGACAGGAGCACTGCGCCACAGTTCAGCATCGGTACACTCAGGCAGGGATTCCTCTGGGAGCTCTGCAGAGGCCTCTAGATGGCGAAGTCTGGTTTTGATCCAGGCTTCCGTCTCAGAGAGGGACATGAGCTCTACACGGTGCTCCAGGACTCTCTGTTGAGGGTAATTGGGGTTCTGCTTAGATTGTGCACGTGACCAGTCTGTGAAGATGAACTGAATGTTGATGTGATCTTCGGTAATCTTGTCTTGATGGATCCACCGATAGATTGAACCCTGCAGACAGTAATCTTCGTCTTTGGATCCAAGCATCCAGCTGTATACGGATGTGGATTTGAAGTCCTGCAATGTGCCTTCAAGCACCATGTCGAACTTACCAGACAAAGTGTATCCCATAATTTGACGGGAACCACGTTGCTCCAGCCAAATGGGAATCTCACCTTCTACAAGGTCGGTTGGATTGATTTTGACCTTTTCGATCAGAGACTGTGGATAGCCGAGTTTGCGTAAAGAGCTGGCGTAGTCATGAATCCAAGCTTTCTCAATCCCATCGTGAATGGTGTGACCAAGGCGGGATGCAATGAAGTCTGATACATCGGGGGTTTGACGTGCTTCAGGAGAGAGACGCTCTCGAAGCAAGATCTGACGCACTGGTTTGAGAAGAGCAGTGGCTGAGATAGACTTACCTTCGGGGAAGAAGTCATATCCGTCAGCAGCAAGCCAGACAGCCAAAGGCAAAGAAATTCCACTGATATTGGTAATCTGTGCCATGGTGTCTGGCTCCTGTTTTGGTGTGGTTTAGAGTGGTGTGGTTTATTATACGCTGACGCAAACTGGCTCTTCATAGATGACTTGAGCTGACTCACCTGCCAAAGCGAAGTAGGCAGCACCATCAACATAATCATCCAAGTTGAGCATGCCCTGACGTGCACGAGACATCTTCAGGATAGCCATGAACATCCATCCTTGGGTCTCATTGAGGTATGTTCCGTTGAGCGCATTGAAAGCATCTACGGCCGCAGCCATAGAGCGTTCAGCTTTGCCTTCATCATCACGTTGAGAAGCGCGATCGGCAATGGCATCACGGGCAGTCTCCAAAATATCAGGAGCTTTTTGCATGAAATGCCTCCGGCTTCATGTGACCCAGGTAAGGGAAGTTTTCAAAGACGGTGTCTTTCACATCTGTCTTGGGAATGCCTGTCTCTGTCTCAAGACGAGAGAGAGCAGCATTGTGGGTATCACGAAGAACCTGTTGGGTAATTTCAGGCGTCTCCAACTCAAGCAAAACGTTCAGGGTACGTTCTTTGAGAACCTCATCTTTTGTGTAGATGACCTTAACGGCTGCCAAAAAGAAATGAGATTTGGAAGAGCCTTTACGGGGCTTTGGGTTACGGTGGTCGTCAAGCATATGCTGGTTCCTTATTTAATGACAGCATGAACGATGCAGCGAAACAATGCATCTTTGGTTTGCTGGATTTTTGGCAACTGATCGAATGGAACGATGCAGGGGTGTGTAGGTGGCATAGCTTCAGGATTTTTCTCTTTACCATACACCCAACCCTCTGAAATCTTCTGGGCCATCCAGTTATTATGTGATGCACTGTCGTCAGCGTCTGGGTTGTCAATGTGAAACTGAACACCATTCAAGGCGCTAATCTGTTGCCAAACAGGAGCTTCCTCCCATGTTGGTTGGTTCATATCACCGTTTGCAGCGCACCATGCACGATTTGCCTCATGAGCAACCATGGCTGCGTAAAGATGGTTTTTGGGAGTCATATAAAATTTCCTTGTGCTATGCTGCTTCAGAGACAAGGTCTCGGATACTGTCTTCCGAAGCATGATTTGGCAACTCAATTTCTTGAGCCCAGGTGGGGTAGAAGATGCTCAAGTTACCGCCAAGCTTGACAGTATCATGTGCAATATCAGGGTGTTCTTGCCACTGAACAGCCTTGACCAGATGTTTATTCACATACTGCAAGATCTCAATATCATCAGGGATCAGATAATATTGCGCATCATGGATGTGAGCGATCGGTCGGATCTGTAGTCTGTGTTTGCCTGCACGGACTGTCTTCATGAATTCAGAAGCAGCTCGTGTGTTGAGCAAGCACCAAGATTGACCCAAAGCATTACCGGCAGTACGGCCTTCGGCCTCTGCCTCATAGGGTGTTGCAGAATTACCGCGGATAACTTGGTGGAGCAATGGTGTGCGAACACGCAAACCAAAGGCAGCACTAACATAGCCTGTACGTGAGGCTTCATCGAGCTTGGTTGCTACCCACTCATCACTCACTTTGTAGAGCTCGTGATATTTGTGCTCGATCTGCTGAGCGACAACTTTAGAGAAGCCACCTTTTGCCATCAGGGTGATGTAGGTTCCTTGGTAAGTTCATTTCTCTCATCCCCCCCCTAGTTTACTAGGGGGGGTCAGAGAGTGAGAGCGAAGGTTGGCATCTTGCTCTCTTGGCGCTCCTCTGAATACAATGTTTTAGTTGAATTAACCCGTTCTTTGTCATGACGTAAAACAGAAATTTCAGTCACTTCACTTATGGTTTGGTTGATTTTTAGCACCATTTATCCTCGCTCTTTGTACGCGTTGAAAACGTAGGGACTCATTTAAATCTCCTTCAATGCCTAGCTCTTTTGCCATGCGTCTAAGTTTTACAGACAGGTAAGGAACTTTATACGGAACACGTTGTGAAAGTGACCAATACGATTCTCCATTAATGACAGATTGCAAGCAGTCAAAGAATTCATCTTTGGTCATTCGATTGGTGTATGTCCGTAGTCCAGTATCGGCAGCATGTTGGCTGTTACCTGAAGAGTTTACCCACTCAAGATTGTGTGTTGAGTTATCAAAACGGTTCCCATTTTTATGGTTAACTTCAGACAATCCTAGAGAATTTGGGATGTGGGCTTCAGCCACTAAACGATGGACGTAGTGTGATGTGCCTTTCCCATATTTCCACAAACTGACCTGAAGATATTCAACTTGTTTATTTGAAGAAGGACGCAAAATTTTGCCTTTAAAGGGATAGATGGATCCATCACGTCCTAATGTTGACCGATCTACTGAACGTACCGTACCAAGCGTAGAGACTTCGTACAGCCCTTCATAATTAACTACCGGTAAGTAGCTCATACAGTTCTGCTCCTTTCATTGATTTGCCCAGATACTCTACATCCTCGTCAGAGTGGAAGTAAATGTTGGTGTTACCTACTTTCGCTTTATAGCAAGTTGCATTTTCAGGGGCTATTTCGATATCAGGCATACGCTCAGCAAAGTAAGACTGAGCTCTCAGACAGTGTCCGTCAAACCCATCCAAGTAGACTTTTAGCTTGTTAGGATCTTTGGTCGTGAGAGCGGAGATCATGTCTTCGAGAGAGTTGAAATCCAATCCAATCATGAGCCAACCGTCAGGAGCAGTGAAGCAGCTCTTGATCAGCTTGGCATACTTGGTTCCTGTGGCAGGAATGGTTTGAAGGTTTGGATTTGAAGAGCTCAGTCGACAGGAAACCGTACCACCCAGGTTGAAGTTACCGAAGAGGTAATGGCATCCATCTGGACCTTCTACAGCACTCTCCAACGCAGGGATGAAGGTGGTGTAGATTTTGTCCACTGATTTGTAATCCAACAGAGCATTGATGAGATCAATGATGTGAGAATCTTCAGTGTAGGCTTTGAGCTTTTCAAGCACTTCAGCTTTGGTGGCTGGTTGTTTGGTTTTGGTTCTTTCAATGACCGGTAGACCAAGATGTTCATGCAGAAGGTTCTGCAGCTGATCTGGACTGTTGGGATTGAATTTGTCGGGGTAGTCAGCCAGAACAACACGCTTGATTTTAAGCTCATTGTTCCGCTTCTCTACCCACTTTTCAGCAAGCATGTAGGTGAAATCTTGGATGTGCTGTTCTTGATAGATACGCTCAAGTGCACTGTCTCGATCCACCTCCAAAAGAACCTTGGCCTGAGCCACTTGGTTCATATCGATAGACATACCTGTCAGCTGCATTTGGATGATGTCGATGATTGCTGGCTTGAAGATCTCTTCGTAGAGTTCCAGCTGATCATCTGCCACCATCTTATCCCACCACTTATGGTACACGTACCACGTGGAGCATGCGTCGATGAGATTGTACTCAAGCAACTCTGGCAAAGGTATCTTGGTGATGTCCTTGATCTCTTCAACGGCATAGTTGCCGGCAAACTCTTGAGCCTGATCTTTGAGACCCAGCTTGTTACCGGCACAAGTGTTGGTGGCGAGATAGGAGATGAGCTTGGTATCATGCCAATTTGAGAGCATGATCTCGAGACCATTGAGCAGACCTTTGGTATCTATCAAATGCTCCATGAAGAGCTGGTAGATTAAGACTGTGGCATCGTAGCTGATGTTGTGAAACAGGAGAGGTTGCTCAAACTCACAAAAGAATTTGACGAGGAGTTTGCGTACAGCCTCACCATGAATTCCCATGTCGATGGCAAAGGCAATGCCTTCATGTTGGTTCCAAGCAAAGCTGATGGTGCCAAGACCTGCACTGTAGTGCTTGAGAGAAAAGGCCTCAATATCACAGGCCAAAGGACATTGCATGTCCATAAGCTTCTGGAGCCATACAGCGATGTCAGCAGGGGTGTGAGGGTACTCAGCAGTCTTGAGGATGTCATGCCCTGGTTCTTGGTAGGTGCCTTTCATATGGCTCCACAGAGCGTCTAATGCAGAGGCAATACGTACCCGGGTAGGTGTCGGGTTGTAGAAGACCTGACGGTAGTTTGGCACAAAGATGACATTGAACTGACCAGCCATGCTGGCAGGGAACTTGTTTGGAAGGACGTAGCCAAGATAGGGATCTACCTTAGCCACGCCTACCAGAGTCTTGAAGTAATCGCTGTCAGTGACAAGGATGTACTTGGTGTCGATCTCACTGAGCAATTCGAGCATGTCAGTGAGAAAGACTTTCTGATCAACTACCTTGGTTTTCTTGCCAGTTGTGTAGAGCTGGTAAGCAATGACATCTTCAGGATCGATGAGAGAAGGGTCGAGGTACTCTTTGGTCATACCTGCACTATCAAGCTTGGGAGCCAAAATGCAGATGGGGTAGGTTGAGTTCTCGTGATCTGTAAATGTCTGGAAGTCCATTAGAAGAGCATCCTGCTTGCTAGGTAATGATCAATGACCCGAAGCGTTGTTGACTCATAGCTATGAAGTTTCATAGGCATGTCGATCAACGTGTACGCTTCAGGTCGGGTGCGTGGAAAGTCAGCGATGACAGGGAGAAACTGCATGACTGTATCAGGAAGTGCATCACGCAAATCTTGATAACCTGTGCAGGGAGCCAACAGAGTTTTCAGGCCTTGTTTTAGGATGAGTTCATCCCGCTCTAAAGCAAGCTTTTCTGTATGTGCATCAAACGCATCTTGGAAGATGGAAGGATGTGCTGGCACCTTACGAGCAAGAGCCCGCGATACACCTGTGAGTTGGCTATAAAACCTACCAGATACCAGAAAATCGGTGTTTCCTGTCAAAGCGTGCTGTTTGTCATGGAGCTTATCAATCTCATCATCACTCCTGGAGACGGATCTTCGCATCAGCTTTTCGATAAGATCAGTGATAAATTCTGAGACAGTCATGCCGCTACCTTTCCTTGATATTTGGCAGGTAAGTTTCCGTAGAAAAATACCCGTGTGGTTGCTCTAGACACCCCCACAAAAAGCATTCGAGCGACTTGCTCAGGATCGCGGGCAGTGCCTATGTTTCCCAAGTCAATGAACACAGTATCATATGTACTGCCTTGGGATTTGTAGACTGTGCAGGCATACTTATCTCGCAGATCCAGGAACTGATTTTTGAGCTGGAAAAATTCAGGCCAGCGTTTCTTACGCTTGAGAGCCTGTAGAACACACCGGAGCTGAGCAGGATCATCCACAACATCACATGTCAGAGATGAGACACCAAGAGAGCCTGGAGGAGAGATATGAAACTTCTTGTAGGTGAGGTCTTTACTGTCTCCAGTCAGCTCAGCATAGCGAGCATTGTATGTGTCTGGTTCAATCTCTGTAATGAGAATTTCACGTTCGACATTCAGAGCAAATTTTCCAGACATGTATGACTGAGCTACAACAAGCTCATCTCCAGCTGTGAACTCTGGTGGGAGTCCACGAACCTCGCGGATGAATGCATTGTAATCTTGCACACGTGAGTTGGTGTAGCAGAGGATCCGGACAGCTGGATTGGGCAGCTTGAAGTAATGCTCCAATGCAGTCTGCATGTCTTCCGGTCCAAGATAGTCAATGACTCCTGGGACTTCGACCATGGGATGAAACTCGCCTGCCTCAACTGTGTTTCTCAGCTGGGTACATAGATCCATCAAAGCAGGTTGATCCGCGTTACGGACAGGCTTCGATAGGAAGGCAAAGTTTGACTTATCAACATTCAGATAGACCGGTGAAATTTCTTCACCTACGGGAGACATCTGAGCATGATCACCCACAAAAACTATCTTACTGTCTTTGAATGCATCCATAATGAAATCATACATCTGTGTGTCGATCATGGATGATTCATCAATGAAGAGGATGTGATTGTGACGAACACGATATTGACGTGTTGGTTCAAGAAAGGTCTTACCTGTTTTTTGGTTCTCTTTGACAGTGACACCTAAGAATGAGTGCACTGTTGAAACAGGCTTGTTGAGGGTTTTTTCGAGGACTTCAGCAGCTTTGTTGGTGGTCGCTGTGAAAGAGACTTCATGGTACTCAGGCTTGATATTCATCAAGGTACAGGCATCATGGTAGGTCTGCATCACGTTGTTGGAGATGTACTGCATCAGTGTTGTCTTACCAACACCTGCACCACCTGAGAGAACAAAGGTAGGTGCATCGCTCATGAGAAATTGGAAGAACTGATCCGCAACTGCCTGTTGATCTGGGGTAGGTACAAACGTGGTAGTCATGACTTATGCCTCCAGCATCAGGCGTGCTTTGAGATCATCATCAAGCAGCTCTGCTTTGGGAATTACCTTGGTTCCAAGACGATTGAACAAGCCACGGTAGAGCGGCACGTCTGTCTCGATATGGATGAGGAAGGTGTTGGGTTTGGATGTGGATCCATCTGACTTGAGCAGGATGAATGAGTTGTTTGAGAGACCGGCAAACAGATACCCGTTACGTTCGTACAGGTTAACCTGCTTCTGGACTCCACCGGTTGAGATGATCGCTTGATCTCCATCACGGAGTTTGAAGAGAGACATATTTGGTCCTTTCTAGAGGCTGAAACCGAAAAAAGTATCTAACGATATGAGGTGGTTCGACACGATTTGGTGTGGTGTGGTATTATTTAGGTGACATTTAGGTAAAACTGTGAATGAATACAGATGGGAAAACAGGAGAACTTAGATGCCAGTCATCACATTTGCGTCTTCGAAAGGAGGCGCAGGAAAAACCACATCTGCAATCATCCTCGCAACCACATTGGCTCAGGCCCAACGTGTATGCTTGATTGATGCTGACCCTGCACAGCGGCTTATGTCGTGGGCCAATAAAGGTCAGTTACCAGACAATCTCAAGGTATTTTCTTCCGAAGGGGAGAGGTACATCCATGATGAGATCGATCGAGGTAAGGCAGAATACGCCTACACCATTGTAGATCTTGAAGGGGCAGCAACCAGATTGAATGCTTTCGCCATGGGCGAGAGTGATCTGGTGATCATCCCAATGTCAGACGAACAGCCCGATGCAGAGGGAGCCATCGAGACACTCTCTCAGCTGCTCTTAGAAGCCAAGGCCATGCGTAGGGAGATACCGGTAAGGATCCTCTTTGCACGTACCCAGGCGGCTGTAAAATCACGGTTAGAACGCTCTCTGAACGATCAGGTCCGACAAAAGATAGGCAGCTTCACAACTGAGCTGCACAGACGGACTGCATATTCATCTCTGCACAGCATTGGTGGCACGCTCTACGACATGGAACAGAGCGAAGTCACTGGGGTAGCCAAAGCCATCCACAACGCTGAGCTCTTTGTTGAGGAGCTGCACAGAGCAATGGAATGGATCCAAGAGATCACCAAGAGGGAGACCAACAATGTCGCATAAACCTTTGAACTTCACACCGCTTGATACTGCCACTGCCGAACCAACAAAACGCTGGAAGAGTAGGGAAGCACCAAAGACGATGCAGACCTCACTAAGAATGCGGCCGGAGACCTATGATGAGTTTAGGATGATGTGTCTGCACGAGAGACGTACCAATGGTGAAATGCTTGAAGTGTTGATGAACCACTACAAGAAGACCGGTACACCAGACATCCAAAGGTGAAGAATATGGGGAGCCTTAGTTGGCTCCTCTATCCTGCTTTCGTATTTACGTAAGACAAAAGTGTCTTTGGAAGATCAGAAAGTATGACAGGCAGAAGGGGAAGTTGGAATCGGCCGGCAGCTTCATGATGTGCATGCGCTACAGCTTTCTGAGCCTCTTCTGAGGTGAAGAGCTTAGCGTCACTGATGTGAACAGTGTAGGATGTTGGCAAGGTACGAACCCAGGCATTCATGGGGATAGACCACAGCAAGTAGGTTTTCATATCTGACATATGCGTTCTCTTTTGTTCATGGTTCATAGATTCAGTGCTTGAATCCACAAAATAAATCAGTGGGTTAACCTCTCAAATGTGAGAGACATGGGGAGTCTGGTGAGGAATATGGGGGGAAAGGTGAGAGATATGGGGAACAAAGGTGAGGTATCTGGGGAGATTACTTCAGCTGTTTGAGTCCATTTCTTGTCACTCTGTTGAGGCTTGGTGATGGTTCCAACACCAAAGAAACCTGATCAGATATGCGTGCTCTTCGACCAACCTTAGATCGTTGAAGCTCTTGCCATGCAGCTTTCACTTCATCTTTGTCTTTGAGCCACCAGCCAATACGTAGATGGGTGACTTTGTTGCCTGTCTTGATGGGCAAGACACTGATGTTGAACTGAGCCAAAGCATTAAGCTCTTGGGAGATTGGTTTGATGACATGCTTGTTGAGATCGGAGAACCTGGGATACTTGGATCCCTCTACGCCAAGCATGGCACGCATCTCTTCGAGCGTAAGTACCTGTGAGGTTTTGTTTGTAAGGCCTGCCCATTGAGAGACATGCTCATAGAAGCTGATGCTGTACTTTGATGAGAGTGCCACCAAGACAGGAAGTGAAATCTTTCCCCAGATGGTAGAGTTTCTGAGGATGTTCACGAGACGCTTATCAAAGCTGTAAGTGAGGACACCGGCAGGACGGGTAGGGGAATCCATGTCATTGCCACCCAGGAATTGAACACGGGTAGTTGATCCATCTGGATGCTTGACCGTTATCAGCGCCTGCATGAGGGCAACCACAGCTTCCTCTACCACATCATAGCCTTTGTGGTTCGAAGCAATGAGATCGTCTATTTCGATGGTGTAATCACGTCCTTCTTCAATGCCTTGTTGATGGGCATTGTGCCAAAGCAATGTGATCGATCGACGGGCATTCAAGCTGAGTGCTTGATGTCCTGTGATCTGGATCAACTCAGAAGGTTTGGTGGCATGATCAGCTCTGGGAGTGAGATCAATCACCAACAAAGGTTCGTTCTTTTTGGTCATTAGGAGAAGATAAAGTGAGTCTGAGGAAAGTGAAAGTAGCTAATGCTGTTGGTTCACTTTCCCCAAATTCTTCACCTTTAGAAAAAAGATCTCTCCCCTAGTAGGTATCGGGGTTAGCGATGAAGGGGAGAGATCAGGTGCCTGTGCTGGGAGGGGTAATTAGGCACAGGTAGGGAGTTAAGTTACGTGATTTTCATTTGGTACAGTCTTACGGAATTGAACCCATCCTGAGAGGTTGCCGTGAAGATGCTCATTTTCCCAAGCTTCTCCTCCATACAAACGATCAGGTGTAGCTTGATGCTCCAGTGGAGAGGCATGCACACGGTCAGAGCTGACCAGCATGTCATACCGCTCAAGCTCGCGCTCATAGGATGCATCACCGTCAAAAGGCTTGTAGGAGATACGTGCACAACGAGCAGCTGAGATCTTCTGAAGAACGGGCATAACTTGGAAAGTATTAGCCCGAACTCCTGGAGCTAGTTTTACCATTGATGCAGCTCCATACCAGTCATCTTGAGTGATGTAAGGCAAGTGCCATTCCCCTGGCTCCAGGATCTGTACTTCAGCATCGTCGATGGCTTGTTTCACCAGACGTGCCAGATCCTGAAGGTGTGGTTCAGCGTCAGCATGATCACGGAGCCACAGGAAGTTATCCCATTCACATGAAGTGATCAGTGTGTCGATCCAAGAGAAGGGCTCCAGCAGACGGTTGGGGATCTGCTTGTGATAGCCAGCTTCCATGTAGGCTTCAGCAACTTCCACTGCTGTATTACGGGCTACGAGCCATGCTTCTTTTTGAGTGTAAAAACATTCAGCTGGATCCATGGAAGGATCAGGAAGATAGATTTCTTCATCACAATCTTCAGACGCTTGCATGCCCTTCTGGTTCTTGCCCCAGTGCCAAGGGATGAACGGCATGGAGGTGCATTCCAGCAGCATGGTCTTGACCGGTACAGCACGTGAGCTGCGAGCATTGCGTGAGTTGTGAACAACTACACCATCGGCAAAGAAGTTCGGAAACTCTCCAGCGATTTCGAGATCATAAGTATCGCATTCGCCTTCGCTTAAAATGCTATCGACCAGCGTGCCGACTGATCCAAGGGGAACTCCAATCTGCCAGCCCTGCGTCTCATGCAGATCCTTATGCGCGTCGGGATTGACGGCGATCACATTATCCAGGTCGAAGGCCAGGTCAGGACGCTCATGCCGTGGTTTGACGTGATGCAGATGGAATGACCGTTCCAGCAATTCTCCAGTAATGGCGCATTTGTGATACTGTCGCTGCGCAATAGTGCTGCGGTTCTGACGTGTCCAGGTCTGAACCCATTGACCGTCAATCTTATTGTGTCTGTTGGGGTCAGCATTTTCCCCTGCGCCGTAACGATAAGTGATGATCTGATCCTGACCTGGAACAATATCTTCAATACGCTTCCAGCCAGAGTCAGTGAAGACGCGGTGATCTTTTGAGCCACAGACAGAGAATGACCCTGCCGAGACGCGAAAAACCTCTTTCTTTCCTGAGACAATCACGTCCTTGACAGTAGACGTTTGCACTTCTCCAGTGCGTTCGTTGATCTGCCTGATTTGCATTTTGGACAAACGAGACTTCAATGAAAAGCTACGATTTCCGGTGCTTTCACGCCAGTCCATCCAGTAGCGCCCATAAGCGCACCACTTTCCTCCCCGCTTGTGAGCGCCGTAAATTTTACCTTTGCGACACAGCGCGTTGAGATTACTCGTAACGCTCATACCAAGTTCAGTCGCAATCTCTTTGGCCGTGTAAGTCTTGGCGGCATCAAGATGATCAAGAGTCTTACCATTGTGACGAGAAGTTGCGCCCTTTGCGGCACCGTTGATCCATTTGTCAGCGAACTCACGTAGGCTCATGGAATGAACACGCCGGGTATTTTTGCCGTGCTGACCACCGGGAAGATCAAAGTCGAGCATGGCATCACCTGCGAGACAGAACACCCGATGGGTCATGACTTCACCATGAATGATCCGCGGATAGCGCATACGGATGGTGTAGAGGGGTGGTCCTTGGTCATCGCCATCTACATTGACAGCACGTGAGGCCAGGATCACTTCGACCTGCATCTGAGGCTGGCCTGAATGCGTGAAGGTCTTGTAGGTCATCATATTCATTCTGCTGGTTCCTCAGAATATTTGTAAAATTGCAAAACCGCATCATAATCTCCCATCTTAGGGGAGAGTTGCCAGATGGGTATGTTGAGTGAATCATCCCGCACTAGGATACCTTGCTCAGCCATCATGTTGAGTGCTTCACCGGTGCTGGAACGCAGGCTTGGGGAGGTACGCTCAAGGCGCATACAGATATCTGTTGTGGTTCTCGCTCTGGTGTCTTTCATCACATCAAGGATACGGCTTTTGAGATGGGACGGACGACCACGTTCATTAATAAGATTTTGCATATGTTTTCCCGACGTAGAATTTGAAAAAATTCCCCAAGCGGAGATGTGATTGATCTCACGCTTGAGGTAGTTGGGCAGATTCTATGGTTTGAGGGGAGATGCTTCGAAGACTGACTCTACAGGCTCATCAGATTGGTTCTGATACTTTCCATCATAGGCAGCAGTTTCGATGACTTCGTGAAAAAGGATCTGGGCAATACCACAGCCAGCAGGCAGGTTCAGAGGCTCTCTACCGTGGTACACAAGCTCAAGCGTGAGGTAGCCTTCCCACCCTGGCTCGATGACTGTGTTGAACACTGAGAGGCCTTGTCTGGCCCATGTGGACTTGTCGTGAACCACACCAAGAAGATGGCTGGGCATATGAAATTTCTCCATGGCAGATGCGATGGTGAAATTCTTCTTCTCATGAGTTGCATGATCAACGCTGACACAGATGGCCTGATCGTAGTTGGGGAAGAACCGAACGTTCTGTTTGAGCCGGATGTCATATCCTGCTTCCGCTAGACCATGGCTGACGCCATGCTCTCGCTCTTTGGTGTGAAGCATGTCTTGAATGGGGGCTGCTTTGAGCAACCTCTGACCGTTGATAATCATATGAGTTCCCGAAAATATGTTTGCCTGTGTTGACACCAAACCACACCACCACACACCGGATCAAGGTTTAATTGATCCAGTGTGTAGGGGAGATTTAGTAGAGCATCAGACCAAGATCGGGCTGAGTACTCCATTCTGTATTGTAGGTAGGTAAGCCCTGTAGGGGCTCAGCTTCGTTGTCTAGGTAGATCCAAGTACAGCCTTGATCTCGAGCCATTGCGACCAACAAAAGAAGGTCTTTGTGGATGATCTTGGATGTATCTGTTTTGGGATCTGGAGGGACTGCAATCCAGCATCCAAAGCAACTGGCATAGCTGGATACACCAATCATATCTTCTTCAATTTTTACCATAGTGAGGGGTGTAATGTTTAGAAGAGAACCATGTAAAAATTGTTCAATCATAAAAAGGTTACTCGTTACTGATGTGGATCTGTTTACCAAATGAGGTTTGTGCTGATGGGTTACCAACAACAACCCACAAAACAGGAACACGGGGGTTTTTCTCCATTGGAGAACACCAAAGATCTGAGAAGATGACAGCTGCAGTTGGCTTACGCTTAACAATCTCAGCGTAGACATCTTCAAGGCAGGTGCCTCCTCGACCTTCTACAACAATCTCTGAAAACTTGTCGTCTTGAGCAAACTCATAGATGTCACGGATGCTTGTATCAAACGTCATGATGGTGAGCTGTTTGGGACGCAAGGTTTTGTGGATATGTTTGACTTCGGAGTTGAAGCGTACAATGTCTGCATCCGAAACTGATCCAGATACATCGAAGAAGTAGAGGAGATGTTCGAGACCATTCTCTCCCATAAGGGAAGGGAGATACATGTCTTCGTAGCGACGTGATGGACGCTTCCATGAGTAGTCATCATTGCTCAGATCAGTGAAGTACCGGTTCAGCAAAACTTCCCATTTGAGGACAGGATTGAGGAATGAGGAAACCGAAAGAGTGACTTCTCCAGGCAATGTGCCGGCATCTTTAGTAGCTTTAGAAGACTGAATGGCTTGGATCACTTTGGTGATGATCTCGTAGCCTTTCCCTTTTTCAGGTTCTAGCAAATCAGGCCCCCATTCAGAAGGTGCAGGCTTTCTGTGTGGTTCTTTTTGGAGTAGTTCGTAGATCTGCTCAGTCGACATGTGATCCAAAGAGTGATCAATGTAGCCTTGAACAGGGATACCACTGAAGTCAAAGCCGTTGTTTTCCATGTCGTTATTGATGACATAGTCACAGGCGATGTTCCAATCTTCTAGTTCATGATAACCCATGCGGCCGAAGTGATCTCGGCCTGTATGCCAAAGCTCATGTGCCAAGAGAGTGACACGGCCGGAAGGTGTACAGTCCAGATAGAAGTTTGGATTGAAAGTGATTGTGGAACCATTGTTCTGGGCAGTTTTTACTGTGTGATCCCATTTGTACGTATGGCTACAAACAAGAGAACCAAGGAAACCAGCTTGGTGTTTGAAGAAGAGCTGGCCCTTGGTTTTGGAGAGCATCATATCAAGCGATGCACGTTCTTGAGAGGTAATGCGATCAGGCCGCGAGAGCTGCGTTATCATCATTGAGGAACCTCGTGAGGTGTTGAATATGTGTGGCATATTCAGGGTTACGAGCCATGGTTTTATCGCGGGAAGCGATGCCACGGAAAAAGACAACTTGGAAGTCAGCTGAGAACCGTTTCATGTAGGTTGCCAGTTCGTTGAAGTTGTCTTTAGTGAAGTACTCCAGCAGCATGGATGCTGTGGCATACTGTGTACTGGTGCGATCGGGGACAGGTGCAGACTGAGGATTTGCAATGATCTCTTCGATCTTAGGCAGGTACTCATACTCTTTCAGAAATGCATGGAAAGAGACTGCTGCACCTTCAGAGATTGTGCCAGCAAGCAAAGGAAGATTGATCTGCTCAAAAGACTTTCCTTTGATGAGCTTTGAAGCAAACTCCCAGGTCCGAGGACAGGCAAAGGTTTTGTCAGTATGATCTGGATCAAACTCGTGCAGTTTTCCTGGTTGGCTCTCCAGATAACCAATCACACGATAATCAAACAGCTTCTCGTTGGCATGCTTGATGAACTCAGGAAAGGATGGTTCGATTTGGATGTGAACCAAGCGAGACTGCATGGCTGTACCCATGTCAGTGACGATGGCTCCATCTGTGGATTTGTTGCCTGCACAGACGATAAACACGTCATCATGAAGGTGCTCTTGTCCTGCCATGCGGTCTAGGACCACTTTGTAAGCAGCAGCCTGTACGGCCTTTGTAGCGGACGTGAACTCATCCAAGAATAGGATCCAACCTTTGTAGCCTTTGGGGATTGGATCTCCGCGGAGAGGGAACATGGCAAAGGGAGAGAAGACTGACTTCTTACCTTCACGAGATGGCAGGCCCATGAAGTCTTCTGGCACACACATGCTCAAGCGCAGGTCGATAACGCAAAGCTGAAAGTCAGCTGCAATTTGGTGAATGAGAGAAGACTTTCCGACTCCTGGAGATGATTCAAGAGAAGGCACAAGGCCAGCCTCAAAGCACTCGATGACAGAAGCCCTGGCTTCGCTAGGGGTCATGATAAAAAGTGACATGTGGGGGTATTCCTATTCTAGAGCTCGATGCTTTTCATGAGCTGACGTTGGCCTTCAACAGAAGGGGTCATCCACCGCTCTTGGGGAATGCCTTTGAGCCAGTCATGGGGTGAATGCACTTGATGTCAGCCATCATTCAGGCCCCTTTTGAGCTATGATATTCGTGCCTTTATCGGTCGCAAACCACCCGTATTTTCCCTGTCGCGTCTCGATATAACCCAAGCGCGCCAATCGCCGCTCCTTGCGACCATCCAAGCACCATGAGCCGCCATCAGCTATGTGCTCAATTTCCCTCATGTCTTCCGCTGTGATTGTCTCAATCTGCATCTGACTGCTCCTTTTGTGCATCGTCAATCATGCGCTTGGCCTCGGCCTTAGCCTTGCCGCGTGTTTCGTGTCGCCCCCCGTGCGGCAACCGCTTTGGCCTGCCATACTCACAAGTGACGGCAGGGTAATACCATTCCGCGCCTTGCTCTTTGCTGGCAGTCGGCTTACCCGCAACCGCTGCGAATTTACCCATTATTCCGGCTCCTTTAATGCTGCAAACGCGGGCTTCAATTCATAGCGGCGCATCCTCAATTCCATATCCCCCAGCGCCTCGGCTTCATTGTAGTTACTCGCCCACTCCATAGGTTCACCCATGACAATTTCGTAAGCGTCTGAAAAAGCCCGTTCCAGACGATCACGGTTGCTAATTTCTTGCATTAAAGCGCGCCCATCATCCACGGCCAGTCTCCTTCTCATTGGTCAATATTGGGGCCACCATAAGTGTTACCCACTCCTCCTCTAGGTCTAAATACAGCCTGTCTGCGCGTCTGATTTCAGCAGCGCATTCCTCACAAGGTTCAGGTGCGGAAGATGTTAGGCGTCGGCAATTCGGACAGGGTTCTCGCATCATTCACTCTCCTTTTGTGCTACGATGTTGCGTGAATGGTGAAGCGGCCATTCTGCGATATCAGGGTAAAATCCGTCAGAACCTGCTCTGCGTCCAAGCCGGGAATAGGAATAGTGACTTCGACCTCAACATCACCATCAAAGTCTCGCAGTTCATCAATCAATTCCTGAACAGTCATTCTTCACTCTCCCTTAATGCTGCGACCAGAGCGTCACCATTAGCATTGAAAAACCAAGCCGTGTCACCTTCTTCGAGCGTGTCAGACGGCTGTTCAACCACGCCCCGATCCATAAGGCCGTTTGTCTCTAGTAATTCCAAATCCGTAATATCGCATCGGTCGCACCCCTCAGCAAAGATAGTCGAAACCCGCTTTGTCGCGGCGATAACTGGCAGTGAATAGTTCATGCTTTCGGCTCCTTTTGTGCTTTGCTGTCGCTGACTTTCACACGACCTCTTGGCGCAAGGCAGACATGCTTTCCACACCTGTCGCATTTTAGGTATTGCCACGTCCGACCAGTTAAGCCACCGCTTGATGTTGCCCACCTAACCATTCGGTGCCCTAATAGCCAACAAATCACTTTGACTGCCCCTTTGCTGCTATCTTGATTTCCGCATTAGCGGCCCTGAACGCTTCTAGCGCGCGGCGGCGGCACCATTTAAGTTCCTTCTTAGGCTTGTCTGGCCACTCTGGTTCACCGTCACCGATGTCACCCAACGCTCCAGCTGCAGCTTTCAGCGCGCCCCGCAGGCGCTCAATTTCGTCGGACATATCACTGATAAGCGTCACGCCTGCGTCCATTTCGTCTGAGCCATCCATGGGTCGCAGCCCTTGAGTAACGGTTTCAATTCTGGCCTGTGAAAAATCAGCCATTAGTTTGCTCCTGTAATATTTCATGCTTGGCAATATCCAGAACACCAATGGCAGTGGCTAAGGGGATACAGCCCGCGAACGAATATATCGTTTTCTTGGTCTCTTGGCACATTTGATCCGCAGCAACCTCCGCCCTCACGCCACCTGAAAAAACCTTGATATTACTCATGCTTCTGGCTCCTTTGATTCAATGTCAGCAAGCCGGGCTGCCAGGGCTTCAACCTGCGCACAGGCATCAAGATACGCGTCAGCCCGAACGTATATGATTGCAGGTTCGTTGGCCTGCTTGTCGTCTTCATGCAGTCCGATCCTGCCATCTCCGATATCGTAATCAGCGTCAGCAAAAATCAAAGAGGGGGCCAAACTGTCTGCGCCGTCTTGGTGACTGACACTCGCCCGCAACCGATATCCAAAAGCCTTCCTAATGCGCGGGTCATTCATCTGCCAGGCCCTCCTTTGCTGCTACGGGAACCCAATCGTTGTGGATGGACAGCGGCCCGATGTTCAGCGCTTTGTAGATCACACCATCAAACTGCATTGTATGCCAGCCGAACGTGGACCAGTCCCAAGGGAACCAGTCCCATGTGACGTGCCATTTTTCCTCGCAATAAATCACGCGCTTCATTCCGGCTTCTTGGATTCAATTTCAGCACACGTAACCACCCGCACAAAATCTAGCGCACCGTCTGAAATCTTATCAAGTAGGGACAGGATCGCCTGAATTTCCTCAATCATGTCTTATATCCTTTTTGTCTGCGCTCGGCTTTCCAAGCAATTTGACGCAACCTGTCAGCTGCTTTTTCCAGTGCTTTGTAATCAATGTCTTCATGTCTATCTCGCATGATCATGTGATCCACATAGATGTTCAGCACAGCTGGGAGACCCAACATCATGAGCTTCTCTGTGGCTGTACGGGTGAGGGCAGGGGGCAAGGCTGAGCTGATCTTCTTGGCTCTTCTCCAAAACATACTCATGATTTGAGACTTTCTCTGTAACCTTCTCTTGCCATCCGCATATGGGAGTTGTTGTGAGTTTCACGGAACCATATGTCGGCAAGGTATGAGATAGATGTATTGGTGATGACCTTACCTTCGGCACTGTGGCTCTGAAGTTGGGTCAGCTGGTCGAGACACCATTCCTGATCTTTGTTGTAACGAACACAACACCGGTAAATGACCGCGACCCTCCAGACGGGATCAGGGTGTGACATAAAATTAATCCTTTTCAGTTTTCAAATGCTGGGCAGCCCGTGACTACCCAGCTGATGAAAAGTGACGAGGTTACATGGAGACCTCCTTTGGTTTCTTGCTGCTGGTTCTCTTCTGAGAACACCAACCAAAAAAAGGGATGAAAGTACGTTTGCGGGTTGCCGAATCCCGTAAGCTCCGTAAACTCAGGATACTTCCCTGATACAATCCAGATACTATCTAGAGGTTTTTCTAGAGATCATTGTAGGTCAGGGAAAAAATAATAGCCCCTCCCCGTGAGGGAAGAGGCTGTTGTTTAGCTGAGTGCATAATCGGCATTAACGATCTGCTGAGAGATGTCACCAAACTTAGTGACCACCGTGTCCTCACCCACAATCTGACTTACGATAGACTGAAGCAGGTTGCTCTGTGCGAGTTCACTGAGGATCGTGTTGTATTGCTTACGCAGGTCATTCCCGTAGTTGGGATGAACGCGGAAACCATTTGTTAAACGAGACGTTACTCTCGCCCTTCAGATTCCATGATTGTAGTGGAATCCATACTTAGCTTCAGCAGCTTGGCGAGCTGCTTTTGCATCATCTATGTTGTCATATGAGCCGAGAGCGATTTGCTTACGGTTCACCATGATGTAGGCGTGATACTTCCCAGAGGGAAGGACACGAACACCAGTGACACCAGACGTGTTGCTTTTCTTTTGGCTCATGTTGAGTTGGTTTAGCCTGCTAGATACTTCTCGCAGATTGCTCCAGCGGTTATTGGATCGATCGTGGTCAAGATGATCCACTTGATCAGGCCAAACACCTATTTGCATAAGCCAGATGATACGATGTGCCAGATAGTCTTTTCCGCCTATAGAAACAGATAAGTAACCTTGACTGTGTAGATAAGTCGCAAGGTCTCCTTTGGCTCCTTTAATCGTATCAAGTTTGTGACACAGCTCACCAGAGGCAGGGGTATACTCATAAAGGTTGAGTAGGCTTGTCTGGGTGAACTCACGAAGATTGACGATACGGTGCGTACATTTTTTACATAGATGTCCGATCCGGCTTTTCTTCGCATCATATAAACCAACCTCAAAGTCAGAATGGCATTGAGCACATTCACACAAAACTTTGAATTTTGTTAGTTTCATCTTGATCTGCCACGTTTGCAACATTGTATGTACCTTGATTAAGCCATGCACGTTGTTTTTGTGCTTAGCCTAACCTTGGCAAGAAGTCCACGGCTTTCACTGTGGTATCGGACTATATCATCACCCTTCTGCAGAGCAGTTAGGGGCGAGGCGCTTCGGAGGGGACTTCCCTCTCCTACTCCCTTGCGGGATAGTCTCTGAACCTTCAATGCAGTTTGGACCTGCAAAGCTTGGCTGCTGATTGGCATAGGATTTCTCCCTTAGCTTTCCAGCAATTCACCTCGTTCTTCGACAGGGATTTCTCCCTGAAGGACCGTTAATTCAGTCATGGATGGAGAGAACAGGGAAGGGGTGCTTTGGCATGTTGTCGAGCAAGTCAAAGAGTTCTTCCAAGGGAGCATAGTGGATTGAATCTTCGTCGATGTAGTCCACGATCCGAGCAGAAAGGAAGCCTGTCTCGTGGAAGTTCTTTGCCAGGGTCCGAACCATTGAGATGTTTGGGCTGATCTTATCTGCAGGACGTGAGCTGTGAGACAGAGCAATAGCTGCAAAGCACAAACCCATAGCCTTTACCATTTGGCTCCGATCATAGGTACAGCGCCGTGAGACTTCACGAACGATCATACCATCAATGGAGTGGGTGATGTTGGCCGGCAGTGACTTGCCGGTTTCAGTGGGTGTGTTGATCTTGGTGACAACATCGTAGGGACGTTCCAAGAAGTGAACTGTCTCATGTTGAAAATCCATGACTTTGGTTTTGACATGGAAGTTGTCAGGAAGAGTCCACTCATAGACCAGAGCTTCAGGATTCCACAGAGCCAAGAGAGCTTCGTTGAGTTGCCAGATGCCAGGGGCTTCTTCGTTCATGACTTGCAAGAACATGTCGAGCATTTCCCCTTCACCAAATACCTCTTTAGGGACAGCCTTAGAGCCATACAATGCGTTTTGTTCAACAAGGGTTCGTTACTCCCTTGCCCGTCCACTTGCTCATGTGTGGACCGCTACATGTTACCATGCAGACCAGACTATATCTTCACCCTCTTACGAGGGGTTCTGCGCTTCGAGCCACTTGGCTCTACTCCCTCACGGGATAGTCGTTGCACGTTCCGATACTTCAACCACTCTACGACACATCTCAATAAAATCGAGAGTTGTCATATCACCCTTGGCTCTGTTTGCGGCCCAAGATAGCCACTGTATGTTGCCTTTTACATATCCCAATTCAGGATATATTTTGTCCAATGAAGGACAAAGAGGATGTTTCTTCTCAATCACAAATGGGCAACCTGTGGCAGCACATTTGAGGTCTTGAAGATTGATTAGCTCGTAGAGATAGTCCTCATCAATATCAGGGGTCACCTGATTGTATTTGCTGGCTCTGCTTTTGGCTTCAGTGATCCTCCCTCGTATGAGAGACATCAGCTTTCTATCCTCTGGCGGAACCTTCTTAAGTTTACCTGTCCCTCGATACCCTTGACCATGTTTCTCACTGTAGGCTTTTCTATATGCACGAGCTTTTGCTGCGTTACATGGCTTACAGTACGAATGGTAACTTTGGGACGTCGGGTGTTTGAAGTTGTCAGACTTCTTCCAATTTTCATTTAATTTGGCTTTGGTAAACTCTTGAAGAGGTTTCGTCTCACCGCATTCTTTGCAGCTACGAGTGGTTGATTGATCCATAGAAGCATTCCTTAATTGCTTATACGGATTTGTATTGGCTTCGCTCAGGATTGTCCACAGCTTGACCTGTTGGGAGGTTCCCTGAATTCACAGAATTGCGTATCACCAGTTACCCGGTGAGTGACCCCTTTATGTTAAGGTCATGATAGCTTGCTTCACATCTGCTCGATCGATCTTAGACACGGTTCCTAGGCGTGCACACATGATCTCATAGATGTTGGTGTAGAGATCCTCCCGATCACCTGTGCTGATGACATTGCACAGAGAGGCTGACTTGCTGCATCCAACCAGGATAGCCAGAATTTGAGCCCCAGAGGCTGTGGCATCAAGGCTGATGGGGTAGGAGATAGGCTTGCCCTGTGAGGCTGTTCTGTAGGCCTGTACGCCAGCGTAGTAGAGGGCTGGTTCTTCTGCTTGATCAATGAGATTTTTAAGCAGTGGTTCATTGGTCTGGAACCATGAGATACGATCAGTCCAGCTTTCTTTGTCGAGACCAAAGTTACCAGCAATGTCGATCATCAGATATTCTGTAGGTGTGAAAGTTTGCATAAGATGGGCTCCTAAAGATGGGTTTTACAGTAGAAAATTGTCACGTCTGGGTTGTTTGTAAGAAGTCTTTCGATTGTTTTTTTGGCAGTGTTAACGGTTTTAGGATAGCCAGCAGGGCCACTATGTACTCGAAAGCTAAATAGCCAGCATTCATGTAGCCAAGCGTTTACAAGGACACTGCCCAACAGCAGTTCATAAGCTTCTGTGAGCATGTGACGGGGAACAATCCAGTGATACGCAGTAGCAGAGTTCAGATAAGCTTTACTGGTATTATCTCGGATGAAATATGTGAGCAGTGGATTACGGATAGTGACTTCTGTGATTTGAGCATGTTGAGGATTAGGTAGATATCCCACTGTACTTCTCCTGCCTACGTTTGGCTGCACTCACTGCTGCAGACATATCTTTGTACTGATGGCTCGAGACAAAGCCTGAGCAGTTACGATCAAACTGGACACGGACATGGAATGTCTGAACCAGTTTATATATCGGCTTATGATCAAGCATACTCCGAAGTGTTGTTGGACGGCGCTGTGTTTGGGAAACAGCCTTGAACTGTGGATATGTCATTGGTTCTCCTCACGCTTGTCCAAGACGTTTGATGCATTGTTTCCAGTCAGCAATGGCTCTGGATGTGCCACGTAGACTGAAAGAAGGGTCATAAGCTTTACCGTTGGGATCAAGAAAGTAGAGTCTTTGACCGGAAGACATTTCTTTGAGCAAGTTGCCCCAAACAGGCGAAGAAGAAGCATGTGAGAACAGGATGTAGCTTCCATAGTTTCTAGCGCTATTCAGCTTGAATGGGGATTCTCTATCAATCTGAAAACGTAGATTTACCTGTGAAGGTACTGGCTCTAGTTCGTTATTAAACAGATGGAGAACCAGAGACACGCTGTCGTCATCCCAGAATTCTATGTTCAACTGAACATTGTTTACTTTGGTGACGAGATCACAGGATGCTGATTTTTCTCCCATGTAGAGTTTGACCTTCCAATCCCCATGAGAGGAGATGTCGAAGTCTTCTGCTTGAGCAGCTGTACCCATGACAAAGAGAGTCATGATTGCTGCAATGAAATGTGTAAGTATCTTCATTTGGTTCACCTTTTGTTCTAGGGTTGTTATTTGCCACACCAGCAGCATGGTTCTTCCTCTTCACCATTGCACCAAGCGCAAGGATGATCTTCAACAGTTGGTTCTGGTTCATCATGTGCTGCGTCGATGAGCAGCATCTGTTTGAATTCCCAGTCACGTTCTTCCTTTTCAGTTTCAGTCATCTCGTCATCCTTTCAATGCGACGTTGCTCCATGTTGATCATAAGAGTGATGAGCTTCTGGAGTGCGGATCGAACTGTAGATTCAGGAAGCTCACTTCGCAGTGTGATTAGCTCATCCAAGGTTGGAGTGGTGAGGTCTGAAGGCTGAGTCCGGATTGTGTGCTCCCTCAAGATGAAGCAGGCGTCACAATATGGAGAGCTTCCAAGAGGGTCGATGATCATTTGACAGCTTGGACATCGTGGTTTTGAATCAGTCATATTGGTTCACTCCTTGTTCAATGTTTCTTCTTCAGCAAACTGGATACAGGCTTTGTTATCTTCCGTGGTTGGGATGGTAGTCATAGAGTTGCTCCATTTCTTTCCGGGCTTCACAGGCTAGGCGAAACGCTTCTTCTTCTCCGTATTTGGAGATCGAGAAAGTTTTGATTTTCTGCTTGCCGTCTTTGTCATGGCATGTGGCGCGCCACATACTAATTTTTTGATTGCCTCGGCGTGTGGTTTCCCAGTGACTTACGCCTTGGACCCCAGAGGCATTATCCTGACGTTTGGCGGCATTTCTTCTTTGTCCCTTGAGAGGAATACAACGAAGGTTTTCAAAACGGTTATCTGTTCGGATACCATTAATGTGATCGATCTGATGTCCCTTTGGAATGGGGCCATATTTCTGTTCCCATAGCCATCTATGCAGGTACATCACGCGGTTATTCCGTGAGATACGTATGTACCCGTTTTTACCGTTTGCAGCGGATTCTGGATAATGCTGGGCAAGCTCTTCAGCAGAGCCTGCCCATTTGTTTTTGTCAGTCATACCTTGATCTCCTTACATGATAACCATATAGGGAGGTTATTCTTTGTTCAATGGCTCTGCATCAGCAAATTCCACACATGCTTTATTCCAGTCTGATCCCTGATACGAAATGTGATAGCCTTGGCTGTATGTCCGGCCGCGTTTGTCGTATTTGTGTGTGAGCCAGAAGCGATCGCCTTGAGCCAGCAATGCTTTGATCACACCACGAGAGGATTTGTCGTACTTCTCAAATGCTTTGACACGTTTGCGGAAGTCTTCTTTGCTTTCACCATCTTTGGGTTTGTCGAGGTTCTTCCATTGGTGTTGTACAAACGAAACCACATCTGTGTTCAGGCTTAGAGGAATACGATTCATCCGGTTGATGTGATCCAGACAGACATCTTCAGCATGGTGATTGTCTTTGAGGATGATCGAACCTGAGATGGTTTGATATCCCGTCTGCAGGTTGTTTCGTACCGGTACTGGTTCTTCGATCATAGGCAGTGGGTACTGAAGCATTGCCATACGTGTTTTGACATCTTGGGTGATGTCATAGGTCATCACGATGGTTTGGGTCATTTCATCCCAATCTACGAAGTCTTTCTCCGCGGCGATCAGGATCATGTCTGCGCATGCCTGTGCAGGGTTCTCTTCCAACTCGAAGTGTTTCTTCAAGATGGCTACGAGGACAGGGATGCCGGCACGTTTGTGCAGCACGAGTTGGACAAGGAGATCCAATCCAAAGGAGATGGGGATCTCTGCTTCGATGAGAGCATCAGAGAAGTTAGCCTGGATGAACTCATATTTGATGAGGGACATTGCTTGGTGCTTTGAGAACAGCTGTTCCATTGCAATCTGTGAAGTGAATTCGAGATCAGTCATACGAGCTCCATGATTTGTGCTTGGGCATTCTCGAGCGTGAGTGCTCCAAGGTTGATGACGGGGATGTTGTTGGCGAGAGCAATGTTGATTGCCAGTGCTGTGCCTCCCACAAGCTTTCCGTTAGGTGTCCAACACACGACAAAGTTGGTGGGTGACTGGAGTGAGACTCCCAGGATCTGATGCACATTGCGTGCCATCAGCTTTCGGCCGGCCGTGTAGAGCTTGGGCCAGTTAGGATGGAATGATTCAGCAATCGCATAAGCTTCTTGCTTTGGTTCAAGCTTGCTGTGGTGACCATTGAAAGAGGGCCAAGGAAGGTAGATCTCACGCCGTCCATTGTACTCTGTGGCTCCCCTCTCAAAGGCTGCGTCAGCGCCCTCTGCAGCGCCTGAGCGTAGGGTGAAGTCCTGTTGAGCCATGAAGCCTGCAAGGGCTTCCATAGCCTCTAAAATGACGGGTGGAGTCTTTCGAGATCCAATACCTGTGTAGGCACGATATTCATACATAGCAGCTCCATGGCTTTAGGGTGTGTCCAGTGAAAACAGGGGTTTTTTGGGGAGTTAGGTTATAGGTAATAAAGTTCGGTCAAATTTGACCAATCTACGGGGCTGGAAGCCCCTGAATACCTAAAGACACCTAATAACCTAGAGTAACTACTGAGTAGGTTACTCATACTATCTAAGTAGAAATGTAGTAGCCCACCCGGATCACTCCGGGCAGGCTCTTGGTTTACGCTGACTTCTTGGCGAATCCGAGGCTGTTCAACGTGTGCATGTGAGGATTATCCCCAGGTGCACCAGCTGCTACAGCATCAGCGACACGGCGCATCTGGATTTGTAGGTCATTGATGATGAACTCCTCGCCTGGAGCCATCTCACCAGCAGCGTCTTGCAGCTGCTTCAACAGTGCATTCTTGGCCTGCACCAGCTGATTGTACTCGACATTGCTGCCACGTACTTTGGCTTCCAGCATCGTATCAATGCCGAGACCCAGTGGCAGAGAGACAAACATCTCTTCGCCGGTATGTGGATCAGTAGAAGTGAAACCAACGTTCATCCATACAACAGGCTGTGCCTTGCTGTTGGCTGCTGTCTCTTCAACAGGTGACTTTGGTGCGGTGATGATGTTGCGTTCGATTGCCATTGTTTTGGGCTCCTATAACAATGATTATTGGTTCGCTACACAGGATGCATAGCGAGTCCGTTTGGGTCGTAAGTTGTAGAGTGATTGTCGATCAGGGCAGATAATCTACCCCAAAGAAACAACTGTTGGTACGCTAACACAGTTTGTTAGATATGCTACCATCAGTAGTATTATTTTTGCTGAGTGAGGGTCAGCAACAGGTCAGAGTAATCTGCCGGTTTGATGGGTTTGAGGCCCATCTGAGGATCACTGAGCTTACGCTTCAGATAGATGTAAGGATAAGTTTTCATTGGTTTACCTTTCAGGTGAGGGACACTGCGATGAACGCAGTGCAGATGGTTGCCACAACAGTAAAGATCAGGAGATCTTCTTTATCCGCGGCAAGATGTTTGCACAGAAATGCAATGAATAAGGCCATGGAGACCTCCTTTCTGACTGATGTGAGGGGTGTGAAGCCCAGCTACAGATGATTCTGTAACTGAGCTGTGACCGGTACAACGAGCATCACCGGTTGAAGCCTTGTGCGTTTAGCTCACAAGGAGAGCTGGACTGTTTGGCAACAATCCACAGGCTGCGGAGCAGCCCTTAGTTATTACCAAAACAGTAGTTTCAGTCAGTCACGTAGGTATCCTCTGGATGTAGAGTCAGATGGATCATGATGGTTCTCCTTGGCACCAGATGTGTCGATCAAGATCGGCTTGATGCTCCTCTATCCATTCAAGGGCCTGATCGCACTCACCCATCGAGCCGTAGAGGCTCAACGGGAAAGCACGTGTTTCGACATCAATGTCAGAAGCTGTAGGAGCTACCAACATGAAGATAATGACTGCGATACCGTTCATGATTTGTTCTCCATGTTGGTTTTGATACGTTGAACAGTCTCACGCTGAACAGTTGTCAGCTTTGTAGGACCGTTGTTGTCCATCAGTGAGTAGATGATCTCACATAGGTCATTGCCACGTTCGATCTCCTGACGGATCATCTGCTCCTGAAACAAGAGCAGGTTATCCATCTGGTCCTCTTTGGTTCGAGGATCCATGTTGGGCTTACGTGGTGCGGTGAATTTGAGAGTCATGATGATTATCCTTTCAGGAGTTTGAGATTTGGGGTTAGGTGCGAACACCACCAGTAGAAGCAGATAGTTTTGCTGCTATACTGGCGACACGTTCCATACGGAGCTCAAGCTCAAGGTGACGGTCCATCATAGCTTCGGACAGCTCCTCGTCGTGTTCTCTGAGAGCCTCTGTACCAACCTCGGCACAATTGATCATTTGCTCAAAGAGACGTGTCTCTATGACGTCGATACGGTTCCAGTTCGGGTTGCGATAGTTCATTTGTGAGTAGGCCATGTTGGTTCTCCTTTGAGAGGGTGAAATGAGTTTTGCTTTTGAAGAGTGATTTCTCCACAAGCATCCAACGGCTACGGAGTAGCCCTCACGTTGGAGAACAGGGATTTGCAGCACCCACTACCTAAATGGTGGAGTAGGGGCTGTATGGAGCTGTTTTGAGGGTGTGTGAGGATGCTGAAAGGGTTCAGGATGTGTTGTGGGATGAGGGAGTGAAGTGACAGGATTTGGGGAAACAGCAGTTAACAGAGATAAACCGTAGTTAAAACAGTAGTTAACCGTAGTTAACAGCGTGACATCCAGTAATTTGATCAACATCCCTCATGAGTGATAGATTTTGTTTATACCCCTCCTGCACCTCTATCGGAGATAGTGTCGTTGTGTAAAAAAGAAGAGCCACACTCCCGAAGGAGTGCAGCATTGATTTAGAGTTCAGCAAGAGCGGCTTGGTACTCAGCCATGATGGCATCGTAGCGCTGCTTGAGAGGGGCATTGGACTCGAGCTCTGCGTCGAGCTTGAGCATTGCGCGTGAACGCTCTGCTACACGCTCTGAGAGCTTAGAGGAGATACGCTCCTTGGCGTCGAGCTTGTTGGTGATCTTGGACTCGGTAGCCCAAGTCTTGAGGTTGTCCTCCATGACATCGACAGCAATGGATGCTGAGCCGATTGTTCTGCTGATGACGTTAGCAGTGGTGGAGATGACTGACAGTGAGTCAGATGCAGTGGTGCGTACGTTGACGAGGATAGACATGATGAGCTCCTAGCTAGGGATGGACCGTGATTGATCCAAAGAGTGCGGAGCACTGGTGAAGGGGGTAGGTACATCTAGGGTGAGAAATGAAGGTGGGGGGGGGTATTCTTTCTGTGTGTATCCACAGTGTAAGAGAGAGGCTTCAGACACCTCTAGGGTACTTTTCTGAGACCCTACCACACAAAAAATTCTAAAAATATTATGAGGGATTTTTGACCCATGAAACTATCAGACAAACGTCGATCCTACGGCCATCTTGTGTGGTGACAGGGGTGATGATGTGCTGTGTGTCTGCGGTATCTTCCCTGGCTTTGAATCCTTGGCTCCAGACCAGTTCTCCTAGGGAATAAGGCTCATCTATCCAGTCACCTGAGTCTATGCTCGCGCGTGTGGCATATAGAGGTAACAGTCTGTTTTGTTTAATATCTCTAAGTACTCTTCCTTTAGAGAAGCTTAGTATATTAGAACCTTTCATACCTACATCTCCTATACATATATTTGATGTAATATCCCGACTAGGAAGTACGTAGTACTTCCGTAGGAAGGGATATTACTTATACAAGATAAACTAGATAGTACAAGAAAACCTATTGACTACCTAAAGCTTGTAAACATATCTAAGGGTATAATCTCTTAATATTTCATAAGGTTAGATGATATATGCTTACTGTACCTGAGCTTAAAGAATGTTTACCTAAGCATCTTAGAACAGCAGCTACGCAAGAGTTTGCGGACAAGATCAACACGATCGCTTCTGAACCAGAGACAGCTGAGTATATCAGGGATAACTTTGTCTCGTACATCAAGGTGCTTGAAGAGGGTAAGTTCAAGACTGAGGATTACCTCAATGCGGTGTCCTATGTCAGTTATAAGCTGATGGGTCGAACCAACCAGGATGCGTACAAGGCAGCGTTTCCGGAGCGGTATAAGGCACTGGTGGCGAGGGGAGCCACGGATAAGGATATCTCGGCTTACGTGTCGGCGTATAACAAGAATAAGCTGGTGAACCTGATCCTACATCAATCCATGGTTCCCTCTTGGGTGTTGAACCAAGATCACTTCCAGAGAGCGATTAATACTCAGGCCGATCTTATGATCAACGCCAACAGTGAGAAGGTGAGAACGGACGCGGCTAACTCTTTGCTGACACATTTGAAGCCACCTGAGACCAAGCAGATGAAGGTCGATATTGGGATCCGTGAGTCAGAGGGTATGAGTGAGCTTAAGACCATGCTGAATGCCATGGCTACGCGACAGCAGGAGCTTATTGGACAGGGTGTGACGACACGGGAGATTGCTCATCAGAAGCTTGGTTCTCCTTTGCCTGCTTTGGTAAACCACACCACTCCACACCAACATGATATGATTGAGGCAACTGCAAAAGATGTGACGCCCAAAGAAGATAAGTTGAAGTCAATTTTTCAGCCAGAGCCGTCTTCGGCATCCGTGCCGGATGCCACGACAGGCTCACATGAACCTGGGACCGTGAGTAAAGCCAATCCTTTGACATCGTTTCGGCCGGAGTAATGAGCATGCCTAAGATTATCCAACAAGAGGTTAAGACCTACGTGATCAAAGTGATCTGCTGTGATGTTGAGATGTATCGGGCAAGCGTCGTAGAGGGCAGTAATCCAATCAAGTTTGAGTACCGGTGCAGGGGATGTGGGATGTCTTTTGAGAGCACCTATTCCTATCCGACAACCAAGAAGATGGTGGTCTAGATGCAGACACTTGATCCAGCTCACTTGGAAGAGAGTCCGATTGACGAAGCAGCAGCGATCAGCGCGAAGCTTCTAAAGCGGGGACTGATCAAACAACCTGTTGATGATTGGCTCAATCAGGTCGATTACAAGAACATTAACACCGGCAACTATGTACCATCTACCTTTGCTCTGAACTTCATGAACTTCATCAAACTGGTGAATGGTGGGGAAGGGGAGCAGAACCTGACACCTGTTGTGCATCTGATGATGCTCGATGAGATTGCTGGAACCAAGAAGCGGATTGCGAACCTTTGTGCACGGGGCATGGCAAAGACCACGCTCATGTTTGAATACTTGGTTCTCTATGTGGCAGTCTTTGGCGAGATCGAAGGTTTCGGTGAGATCGATGGAATGATCTACGTGTCTGACTCCATGGACAACGGTGTGAAGTCTGCACGCAAGAACATTGAGTTCCGGTACTACAACTCAGAATTCCTGATGGAATGGTTGCCTGAAGCCAAGTTCACAGACAACTACCTCGAGTTCAAAAACAAAGAAGGTCACCAGCTGGGCTGCAAGATGTTTGGTGCCAAGACCGGTCTGCGTGGTACGAAGATCTTTGGTAAACGTCCTGTGCTGGCTGTGCTCGATGATCTGGTCTCAGATGATGATGCCAAGTCTAAGGTGGCGATGGAAGCGATCAAGGACACGGTCTACAAAGGTGTGGATTATGCGCTGCATCCTGGTCGTCGTAAGATCATCTTTAACGGAACCCCCTTTAACAAAAACGACATCCTCTACGAAGCCGTTGAATCGGGTGGGTGGCACGTCAACGTGTATCCGATCTGCGAGAGGTTTCCTTGTTCAGAGGAGGATTTCTCAGGAGCCTGGGAAGACCGTTTCACCTATGAGTTCGTGCTCGAACAGTATGAGGTGGCAGCCGCCACAGGTAAGATGGCTGCCTTCATGCAGGAGCTTATGCTCAGGATCACCTCATCAGAAGAACGTCTGGTTCAGGATGAAGAGATCAAATGGTACAAACGTTCGTCTGTGCTCAGCAACCGCGGCAAGTTCAACTTCTACATCACCACAGACTTTGCCACCAAAGCCAAACAATCTGCTGACTTCTCTGTCATCTCTGTCTGGGCCTACAGTGCCAATGGAGATTGGTTTTGGGTAGATGGCACCTGCGTCAAGCAGACCATGGACAAGAACATCAATGACCTGTTTCGCTTGGCTCAGACCTACAAGCCTCAGTCAGTGGGTGTTGAGATTGCCGGCCAACAAGGTGCGTTTATTGATTGGATCCAAGATCAGATGATCACCAGAAACATCTGGTTCAATCTGGCCCAAGGAAGAAATGGCAAAGCAGGTATCCAACCCGAAGGAGACAAGCTGGCACGTTTCAATCTCGTGGTTCCCCAGTTCAAAGCAGGCAAGATCTTCTTTCCTGTTGAGATGAAGACATCTCTGATCGTGGGAGAGTTCATCAACGAAATTAGCATGACCACTCTGACCGGCATCAAATCAAAGAATGATGACTGCCTCGACACAGTGTCCATGTTGCCGTATCTTAACGCTTGGAAGCCAAGCGAAGCCTCACCCCTTGCACAGACCGAAAACGGAATGTGGGAGATCGCGGATGAGTTCGATGACAGCCATTCTCCCATGTCTTCGTACATCGTCTAACTACGCTTGGAGTTTCACATGACCCTTGAAGAATTTTATGCAAAGCTATCGTTTGAACATCTGAGCAGTGTTGCTGCTGGTTCCAGTGGGGCAGGTGAGATCCACCCAGATCATCAGAACAAGGTACTTGGATTCACGAACAGTGGGCTTATCCAACTGTACAGCAGATTCGCACATAAAAAGCGTTATGTTACTCTTGTGCTCGATGAAGCCATCAAGACCTACTATCTGTCGACAGACTATGCAGTCTCAAACACAGACATCACCAACACCAATCCGCGTTACTTGGCAGACACAGCCAATGATCCTTTCAAAGATGATCTGATCAAGATCCTTGGTGTGATCCAAGAACCGATGACTGATGATGAGACCCAGGTTGAGATTCCCATCAATGACAATGGTGACAGCGCTTCAGTGAAGACGCTGGAGTACAACACACTCTATGTCAAAGAGCCGGAGCAAGGCCGTAACCTTTCAGTCGAGTATCAAGCCTATCACCCCAAGTTGCTCACTGATTGCAATGATGTGTTGGCTCAAAAGATCTACCTTTCTCCCATCCTGTCTGAACCGCTTGAGCTGTACGTTGCCAGCCGTGTGCTGATCGGTATGGGTGGTGAGGCTCATGTCAATCGCGGCATGGCTCTGCAGCAGCTGTATGAGAGCCTCTGCATGCGCGTGGAAGCCAAAGACACGATGCAGGTCACAGAGACTGACAATCATGACAAGCTGACGGAGCGAGGGTTTATCTGATGGCTGTAGAACCAGACACGTTCATTGAAGTCGCAGCCGCTCTAGACCTAAACACGGTACGGACGGCTACAGCTCAAACATCAGCTGACACAGCTCAGGGAACAGCATCTGATGCGCTGACCCGGGTGTATGGTGCTGAGCTTGGAGCCAAGACCTATACAGACGCTGAGATCCAGGAGATCCGAGATTATATTGATGCAGAGCTGACATCTCGTATCAACATTCTTGCAGCTGCTCTTGGGATCGACATCACAGATTTGGTCAATGGAGCTTTGCCAAGTCTCGATGCAGCCATCCTACAGGCTCTTTCAGATTTGGGAGTCATTAAGTCAGCGGCTGAGACAGACCGAACTGCAGTCGAAGATGCCATTGCAAATTGGGTCAACAACCTTATTCCGGATCTCGAGACATTATTGGATCAAACGGTTCTGGGCCTGAATGGTGTTGAAACCACATTGGGTGAGTTGACCAATGGACTTGAGTACACCGAAATTCGAGCAGCTGTAGACGATATACGGAGCCAGGGAGAGAAGGACTTGGTTCCCCTGGGTGTGAGTACCCTTCGTGTACCGGCAACGCTGTGGGGGCTTAATGTCGATCAGGCAAATGCCAATCTGGTGAAAGCAACGCTTGGCACCTATGGCTCGTTTGTGACCAGTGATGCAGACTTTGGAGAATGCTTTCATTTTGCGGCCGGAGATGAGCAAAACGTGGGAGCCGCCTACCCCATCGATTATGCAGATGGCAATCTGTACAAAATCACAGTGGAGTTGAAAGTACTTGATGATGGTGCACCGGCATCAGGAGTGGAAGTCAAAGTTGGAGCAACGCTTCAGAACGGCACCTCGATACTGTCTGCAAACCAAGAACAGAAATTTGAACCACAGTATGTGAAAGTGGTCGATGGTGTTGTAAAGCATCATATTTTTGTATCGTCTGACCAAGTAAAGTTGGACGATTATGGTACGATCGCAGATGAGCAGATCCTGCTTGGTTCCTTCCCTACCGCAAACAAGATTTACTTCCACGTCAGGCAAAACGCTGGAGGAAACACCAATGGTCAGCTTGCTTTGGGAACACTTCGTGTTGTCGATGTCACCGAGATAAGCGCACATGTTGATCGACGGTACGAGCAGCTGAAAGCAGAAACAGACACAAGCATCGCTACAATCATCACAGACTACATTACGATTGCAGCATCAGAAGCAGCATTGGCATCTGCAACAACAACACTGCAGGCATCCATAGATGGACTTGATGGTGAGATTGATGCCATCAGCTCAGATCTGACTGTCAACTACGTGACCAACTCTTCACTTGATAACTCACTGGCATCTGCCAGCACAGTACTCAATTCGAGATTTGCAGTCGTACAAGGAGCTGCAGATGCAGCACAGTCAACTGCAAACGTTGCTACAGCAAATGCCTCATCTGCACTGACAACTGCATCTAATGCAGAAGGCTCAGTTGCTTCACTCAACACAAGTTTGAATACTAATTTTGGTGGCACAGGCGGAAGCGTTACAACGTTTGCTTCAACCATGACTGGGCTGAACAATGATGTAAAATCAGGGTTTTGGCTCAAAGCGACAGCAGGAAACAGCAGTGCAGGACTGAACGTATACGCAAACGGATCCACCAGTGCGATTGAATTGAATGCAGACAATGTGATTGTAAATGGCACCATCATCACTGATCTCATTGCAAGTGGACAAATCAGTGCAATGTCTGTTGCATCAGGTACGAGAGCAGGCAACACGGGCTGGGGAACTGTATGCTCTACAGGAATTACATTACCGAGTAGTGGTACAGGCGCTTATGTTATGTGGTTTGTAGATCAAGGCTACACTGGGGATGCTCAGCCTTTTGGCATTGCCATTGGAAGCTTTAACCGTGGTGCTACATTTGGATCAGATTTTTGTAGCGGCATTGTCTATCTTGGTTCAGGCGCTGGATATCACTCAGCCACGTTGCAGTGGTATGGGGGATCCAACATGAACTGCACAGGAAACATCATTGTATTTGGAGCAAAACGATGAGCGATACCCCTGAGTATGACTTTGTTGTTTTTGATACAAACACCGGAGAGATCGCCTACACCGGTACAAATCCAAACTGGCAAATACATCCTTTGGATACGGGACAAGACATCATGCAAGGTGTTGGAGATTCCCGCATACAGAAGATTGTAGACGGTGTTGTTGTTGACAAGACAGAAGCTGAAAAAGCACCTCATCTGAACTTCGAACGGAAGCGTATCATCTTTGATGAGCAAACAAACCGAACCCGTGCAGGCTTCACATATAATGGAAAACTGTATGACTTTGATGTGACCAGCCAAGGACGGATCGACGGTGCAGCTACACTTGCCAACTCAGCCATCATGGGTGGTGCACAAGCTGGAGATCTGAGATGGCATGGAGGCGCTTCAGATTTCATGTGGATCACTGCGGATAACTCATTTGTAGCAATGGATGCGCAGACAATGTTGAGTATGGGTCAGACAGCTGCAGAGCATGTACGTGCTCATATCTTTGCAGCCAGGACACTTAAGGATGATCCAACAATCACAGATGTGACAGCCGACATACATTGGCCGTAGCCCTTCCCTTCTAAGAAAAGCTTTCGCTGGTATCTGAAAACATGTTACACCACACCAAACCACACCATTAAGGATTGGACAGTAAAATGACCAAGCGTCCAGTTTTACAAAGAAAACGTGGAGCTACACTGACAATCGTGTGGCAGATCGATGAAGACACGGACTCGATGATTGATGTAAACACACCCATTCGGTCTGTACTGAAGAAGATTTCCACAGAGCAATCTCGTATCCCAAACAATGATTCAGCAGAAGATGCTGTGATGGATGTGACCTACGTACCTCCGGTTGGAGAAGCCAAAGGATACATCCATTGCGAACTGACTCCCGCACAATCTGAAGCCCTCTGTGAGGGCTTTTATGTAACTGATGTTTGGATGGACTTGGCAGGTATCACTCCAGTGGTTCCAGCAGCCACAGTTCAAATCATGAACACTGTCACAGGAGATGGTGCATGACCGTCAAACTCACCCTCATCGAAGACTCTGTAATCTTGGGTCTTGTGGAAGACATCAACGAGCCCTCTCCTGTTACAATCTTGGTAGGACCAAGAGGAGCAGTAGGACCAAGTTCATATGATGGTTGGATTGCGCTTGGCAATGTAGGTACAGAACTTGAGTATCAAGATTGGCTCTCAGATGGAGCTATCACAAAAACAACAGACAATGTCACAGCAGCTCAACTGGCAGAAACCAACGCAGCGGCCTCTGAGATTGCTGCCGCTGGATCTGAAACAGCCTCTGCCCTTTCTGAGACAAACTCAGCTGCCAGTGAGTTGAGTGCCTCGACAGATGCGGCTACAGCCACGACCCAAGCAGGTATTGCCACCACGCAAGCCACAGCTTCCGCCACTTCTGCAACGGCAGCACAGACGGCTCAAACAGCGGCTGAACTGGCTGAGACCGGAGCGGAAACTGCACTCGCTTCAAGCCTTGTTGCACAAACAGCAGCAGAACTTGCTGAAACCAATGTCGCTGCATCGGAAGCTGGTGTCGCTGCTGATGCAGCTACGGCTACCACAAAGGCTGCGGAATCTGCATCCAGTGCTACTGCTGCTTTGGCAAGTCAATTATCTGCTACTGCTTCTCAAACAGCTGCAGCTACATCCAAAACAGCTGCTGAGTTGGCTGAGACAAATGCCGAAGCAGCTGAAGCCGGAGCCTTGACCAGCGCCACAAATGCCAGCGCCAGTGAAGTTGCATCTGCCTCATCTGCAACTGGCGCAGCAACAAGTGCCACAGCTTCTGCTGGATCTGCTACTGCGGCTTCCACATCAGAATCTAATGCTGCTACCAGTGCATCAACAGCAACCACCAAAGCTTCAGAAGCCAGCACCTCTGCAGGACTGGCTGCCACCGCAAAGACGGCTGCTGAAACCGCCCAGGCTGCTGCGGAATTG